TAATGTAGCTACTAACGCTTCATCTATCTCTACTCTAGATACTAATATCAATACAGTACAAGATAATGTAGCGACTAACGCTTCATCTATCTCTACTCTAGAAACTAATCTTAACACAGTACAAGACAATGTAGCTACCAACGCTACCACTATTACAGTTAATAAGAGCATTTCAGACCAGTTTGGTACATATGCTAATTCAACTTTTGCAACTTCAGCTGGTATTGATACTTATGGTATTAAATATAACTTTGATACAGCAACCACTGCTGCAGATCCTGGTACAGGTGATTTTAGATTTAGTATTGATTGGACAACTGGTAGTCCAGGAAGTTCCTACAGTGCTTATGTAAGTGAAACGGATAACGATACAACAGGAATTGGCCCATTACTTGATACTCTTACAACTTCGACTAATACTAATAAGGCTTTAATTGTACTTTACAAAAAATCGAATCCAACAATAAATGCTAAGTTCTATGTTACTGGGCAAACTGATAATGGCACCTGGAGAACTTTAGATATTGAATATATTGATAGAGATAACTGGGCATCTATAAGTAATGGTGACGAAGTCTTTATGACTATTAGTCTAATTGGCGATCAAGGTGATAGTGTTACTGCTAATACTAATATTAATACAGTACAATCAAATGTTACAATAGTAGAGACTAATTTAGATACTTTTGCTTCGTATGCTAACTCTACTTTTGCTCTTGATACAAGTCTCAATACTGTACAAGATAATGTCGCTACTAACGCTTCTTCTATTACAGCGTTAGACTCTGAATTAGATACTCTAGGTACATATGCTAATACAACGTTTGCTACAGATACAAATCTTAACGTAGTACAAGATAATGTAGCGACTAACGCTACTACTATCACTACTAATAAAACTATATCTGATACTTTAGGTACTTACTCTAATACAACGTTTGCTACAGATACAAATCTTAACACAGTACAAGATAATGTCGCTACTAACGCTTCTTCTATTACAGCGTTAGACTCTGAATTAGATGCTTTCGGTACTTACGCTAATTCAACGTTTTCTAGTGGTGTATCTCAAGCTAGTGTAGATCTAGTACAAGATAATGTAGCTACTAACGCTACCACTATTACTACTAATAGATCTGTATTAGATACTCTAGGTACATATGCTAATTCAACTTTTGCTACAACAAGCTATGTAGATACAGAAGTAGCAGGTCTAGTAGATAGCGCTCCATCTACTCTTGATACTCTTAACGAGTTAGCTGCTGCTTTAGGCAATGACGCTAATTTATCTGTAACTCTTACAAACGCAATTGGTACAGTCTCTGCTAATGCAGCGACTAACTCTACTAATCTAGATACTTTAGGTACTTATGCTAATACAACGTTTGCTACTGATACTAAGATTAACACAGTACAAGACAATGTAGCAACTAATGCTACTACTATTACTGCTTTAGATACAGAATTAACTACATTTGCTTCTTATGCTAATTCTACTTTTGGCAGCGGTAGTGGAGATGCTAATATTGTTGAAGCTAATTTAGATAGCTTTGCTTCTTATGCTAATTCAACTTTTGCTTTAAATACAGAACTAAATACAGTATCTTCTAATGTAGATTCAGTAATTTCTGGATTGACAGGAGCAAATAATTCTGTTAATCTAGTACTTAGTAATTTAGATAGCTTTGCTTCTTATGCTAATTCAACTTTTGCTTCTGGCAATATAGGAAATGTTCAGAATAATTTAGACGCTTATGCGACTTATGCAAATGCTAACTTCTTAACTAGTACTGCGGCTAATGTAGGAAATGATAATTATGCTGTTGATGCTAGTACTAATACTTTTACTTTAGCACAATCAGTGTCTAACGTAAATAACATACTTTTAATGATGAATGGACTAATTCAGTCCCCTGATACGTATACTGTTAATGATACAACATTAACTGTTTCTAATGTAGCACCACTACCTGCGGGAATAAACGTAGATGTTAGATATTTACAGTTTGTATTCCCAGGAACCATAGATGGTGGAGGAGTTTAATAATGGCTATTGATAAACTAAACCCGGTACTAATAGAAACCGCTGGAGCTAGTGATGGAGATGCGTTAGTTTATGTGTCTGCTAACGATAAACTAGAGTTTGGTTCTGTTGCCGTAGACACTAGTAGTTTATCTACGTCTATAAACACAGTACAAGATAACGTAGCAACCAACGCTACTTCTATTACAAATAACAAAACTATTTCCGATACTCTAGGTACGTATGCTAATACAACCTTCGCTACTGATACTAATCTTAACGTAGTACAAGATAATGTAGCAACCAACGCTACTTCTATTACAAATAACAAAACTATTTCAGATACTCTAGGTACGTATGCTAATACAACCTTCGCTACTGATACTAATCTTAACGTAGTACAAGATAATGTCGCTACTAACGCTTCTTCTATTACTGCTATAAACACTAATATTAATACAGTACAAGATAACGTAGCAACAAACGCTACTTCTATTACTAATAACAAAACTATTTCAGATACTCTAGGTACTTACTCTAATTCAACTTTTGCTACAACAAGCTATGTAGATACAGAGGTGGCTGGTATAGTAGATAGTGCTCCAGCAACTCTTGATACTCTTAATGAATTAGCAGCAGCCTTAGGTAATGATGCTAACCTTTCGGTTACACTTACTAATCAAATCAACTCAATTTCAAGTAATACTGATGCAGTTAACTCTGAATTAGATGTTCTAGGTACGTATGCTAACTCAACCTTTGCTACTGATACTAATCTTAACGTAGTACAAGATAATGTCGCTACTAACGCTTCTTCTATTACTGCTATAAACACTAATATTAATACAGTACAAGATAATGTAGCAACAAACGCTACTTCTATTACTAATAACAAAACTATTTCAGATACTCTAGGTACGTATGCTAACGCAACATTTGCTACCGGAAATGTAACTGCTATACAAAGTAATGTAACTGCTTTGCAATCTGATCTAGGTGCTTTTAGTACATACGCTAACGCAACATTTGTGACAACTGTTGCTGCTAACGTAGCTAGTGATAATTATGCTGTTGATGCTAGTACTAATACCTTTACATTAGTACAATCAATATCTAATGTAAATAATATATTTGTAATTTTAGATGGATTAATTCAATCACCTGATACATATACTGTTAATGATACTACGTTAACAATTTCTAACGTAGCGCCCTTACCTGCTGGAATTAATGTTGATGTTAGATATTTACAATTTATATTCCCAGGAACTATAGACGGTGGAGGAGTCTAATAATGACAATAGATAAACTAAATCCTAAATTATTAAAAACAACAGGAGCATCGGATGGAGATGCATTAGTATATGTATCAGCAAATAGTCAAATTGAGTTTGGTTCTGTTGCTGTAGATACTAGTAGTTTATCTACTTCTATAGACACCGTACAAGATAACGTGGCTACTAACGCTACTTCTATTACAAATAATAAAACTATTTCAGATACTTTCGGCACGTATGCTAATACTACTTTTGCTACTGATACTAATCTTAACGTGGTACAAGATAATGTCGCTACTAACGCTACCACTATTACTGCTAATAAATCTATTTTAGATACTTTTGGTACATATGCTAATACTACTTTTGCTACTGATACTAATCTTAACGTAGTACAAGATAATGTAGCTACTAACGCTACCACTATTACTGCTAATAAAAGTATTTTAGATACTTTTGGTACATATGCTAATACTACGTTTGGTGGCGGCGGAGGAGCCGTAAAAGTTGAAAATGCTGCTGGAGTTATTGATGGAGCAATTGCTAACATTGTATTTGGTACTGGATTAGCTGCAACACCTACAGGAAGTGCTAATACAGTAACGGTTAGTGTTACTTCTCCACAATTTGCATATTCTTATTCCTCTCAAGTTATGGTCGCTTCTGGGTCTGCTAACACTTTTACGATGTCACGCACTGTGTCTAATGCAACAAATATGTTTGTAGCGATTGATGGATTATTACAAACACCTGAAGATGATTATTTTGTTAGTGGATCAACTTTAACAATTGCAAATGTTGTTCCTATAGTTGCAAACACAGAAGTTGAAGCTCGTTATATTTTAACAGAGACTTCTACCTCTAATCTTCTAAACGATGTATATACTGCTTCAGGGGCTGCTAATACCTTTACTCTAACTCAAACTCCTGTTTCTAGTAGTTCTATAATGGTAGTAGTTGGTGGAATATTACAATCACCAGGAGCACCTTCTAATAACTATTCTGTTGCTAGCACTACTCTTACTCTTAATAATACCGCACCTATTGCTAACAATACTGTGGTCTCTGTACGTCACCTACCGGCTGTTGGATAAATTATAATTCTTCTTGACTCCTTAAAAAATTTAGTATATAATTACTTATATATCATAAATAGAAGAGGGAGAAAAAACTAATTATGAATTCAATACCAGAAATGTTTAATAATCAAAAATATATTGTATTTAACGAAGTAATCAGTCATGAGATGGCAAGTCTTATGACTGATTATTTATTTGTCAAAAGAGATGCAGGACTATTAGTACCTCCTGTATCTTTAGGAGGGGATGATTCACAATGTCCTTTGTCTTGGTCAATTTATGGAGATCCTTTATTTGATACCCTACTAGCAAGACTTGCCCCTCAATTAAGCAATCTAATAGGAATAAACCTTATCCCAGCTTATACTTATTCTAGAATTTATCAAACAGGCGAAGAGCTAAAGTATCATAAAGATAGGCCTTCATGTGAAATTTCAGGTACTTTAACTCTTGGAAGAAAACAAGGAGAACCGATTTGGCCTATATATGTAGGTAAAGATGAAAATGATAAAGTAGGTAAACAGATTGATCTTGATATAGGAGAAATGTTATTATATAGGGGTTGTGATATTCCTCATTGGAGACCTGTTTATAAAGGAGAGTGGCAAGCTCAAGTATTTGTACATTATGTAGACGCGGATGGTCCGTATGCAGAAGAGTGTAAATTTGATGGTAGACCTATGTTAGGGATATCAAAAACTCAACAAGTTGCTACGAATCAGCAGCAAAATCAAAACTTTCAACAGGTTAACCATACTCAGCAAGAATTACAAAAACCTTGGTTAAAAACTCAAGAACAATCTATGACAAGTTCTAGACCTTCAGGTCGTCCTCTTCCTCAAAACTTTGAATTTAAGGTAGGTGAATAATGGCAAAATTTATGGCTCCAAGACAAAAACCTAGAACTCCGGGTTTTGTTGCTCATACCGCAGAACACTCAAAGAAAGAATTATATTTTACACCCGATGAGTGTGATTGGGTAATTAATTACGGTAATCAAGAGTATCCTCAATTTGCTTCAGTTGGAGAAAATGGAGGTGAAGTTCGTAGAGAAATTCGTGATGTATATGTAAGAAATATATTCTTAAACGAAAAAACTAATGGTCTATTTGAAAAAATGATGTTTATCGCTGATGTTACAAATCAACATCATTTTGATTTTGAAATAGCAGGAATCATGCACGGACTTCAATTACTTGAGTATACTAGTAATGAAACTAAACAACACTATGGATGGCATATAGATGTAGGAGGTGGGAGTTCTTATGGTAGAAAAATTTCTATGATTGTACAACTTTCTGACCCTGCAGACTATGACGGAGGAGAGCTTCAGGTAGATGAAGGATCAGAAGTTGTAATGCCAAAAGAAAGAGGAAGTGTAATTTTATTTCCAAGCTATATGAGACATAGAGTAACTCCTGTTACTAGAGGCACACGCTGGTCTTTGGTTATTTGGGTGCAAGGGTACTCACACTTTAGATAATGAATCATTTAGATTTTAAAGAAGAAATTTTATCTGTTCCAATATGGGGGTTTAATATACCTGATAGTAGCTCTTTTAATGAAGAGCTACTTGATTTTGTTTACTGGTTACGAGATACCACAGAAGGAAAAAATAGATCTAATTTTCTAGGTTGGCAAAGTCATGATTATATATATCAAGAATATAGCAATTTTTTAAAACCATTAATCCAACCTCTTTTAGATATAAGTAATAATATTGCGAAAGATTTTAGTGAAAGAATTAATAAAGAAGTTTTTATTGACTCTATGTGGGCAAATATTAATTCTCAATACTCTTATAATGCTCATCATGTACATAGTGGTACTTTAAGCGGTGTATATTGGGTATCCGCACCAGAAAATTCTGGAAAATTAGTTTTAGTAAATCCCGCAGGTAGATCAGAGACCAGCCGGATTAGAATAAAAAATTATGGTTTGACACCTGAATCAGGTTCATGTATACTATTTCCATCATGGTTAGAGCATTATGTTGAACCGAATAAAAATACTCAAGACAGAATATCGATCAGTTTTAATATAGAATGAGGGGAAAATATGTCTGATTTAACGACAACAAATAAAGAAAATAAAGATTTAGTAGATGTTGCTGAACAAGCAAAGGGTAAATCTATTGCCGAAGTTTTTCAGACTTCTAATTTAGCAGAGGTTAAAAGTTTTGGAGGATTAACTTTAGCTGAAAACGCTAAAAAAGTAGATTTAGCTATTTCTAATGTAACAGAAACAGAAAGAATTTGGAATAGGTCTCATTCTCAATGGACTTGGAGGCATATTAATTTAAGTTATGCTGCTCCTATGAAAAATCTTAGACAAATTAGTGCTGAAATGACAAGAAAAAGAGAAGCATTAGAAGAGGCTAAGTGGAATTATATGAAGAATGAGATTAAATTAAAACAAAAAGAAGATAGACTAGCCAAAGAGAAAGACTCTCTAAAAGCACAATTACTTGAGATAGATATAGCTCAGTTAAAAAGTGGAATGGCTAATGGAATGAAATATGTTGAAGGAGCAATGAAAGATGTATTGACTCTTTCTAACCTTTACGATGACTTAAAGGAAAAATATAGTGATTATAATGAAGAAGATTTTGAAAAAGAAGAAGCAAGGTCTCATTTAAAGAGAAGTTTAGTACAGTGTCTAAGAGATGTTAGGCAAAGTGGTAGAATCACTAAAGGAGAACAAGAATATTTAGAACAGATAGGTGTTAATCCTGGAAAAATTACTTTAGATATGCTTGGTTTTTTAGACTATGAACAAAAAATAGATGATTATACTGTAAGACCTATGTATGAATTTTTAGAAGATATGTGCGTAAAACTTCTTGATCAATTAAAAGTAGATGATGTCCGTATGCAGCTTCAAGGACTACGAAATCATCATGACAATGATGCTATATTTCTCCCTAAAAAGTCTGAAAGCAATTCAGAGGAGAATTAACAATGATTGTAGAATATAAATTACAAAAAGTAAGAGCCCGTTCTGACGCAAAGAAAACCCCAATTTGGATTGATAACGGTGGGCATTGGTATAGTCAAATTAACAATAGTTATATTGGCTATATTAGGGATGACGTAGAATACTATATACCTTCTACTTTGGAGGTACAAACTAAAGATTCTTTTATTACCCGTATGCAAACTATTCATGCCAGTTACCCTATATACAGCGAACCTGCCTTGTTAGAAGATGGTAGTCCTGATTTTGACGCTGACCCTGTTCCTTACACAGATGAGGAGCTAATAACAGCGATGGGTTCTTGGTGGGATACATTTACTGCCAGTCAATAATTAACAATTAGATAAAACTTGAGGGGGAGTTTTTGGAGAAAATGATGGGTACTGAGAGAGAACTCGATCAAATTCATAAAGATATTGAAACTCTTCACGAAAGAACTCAACTTACTAAGTCTGAGTTTGCTACTCATGAAGCCGTTTGTGCTGCAAGATATGAAAAAATAATGGAAAATTTTGAAAGACTTCAAGAACAGATACAATATACTTTTGAAGAAGTTCAAGATTTAAAAAAACTTGCGACACAAGGTAAAACAAGCCTTAAAACTTTAGTGTTTATAGGAGTTTTTATTGCAGGACTACTTAGTTTTATTTATACTACAATTAGTGTTTTTAAATGAGCGATAAAGATAAATTTTTTAAAATAAACTTAGAAAAACTATTACAAAAAATACCTATGGTTAATCAACTTGATCTTAAGTTGAATGAAAGCCAGTGGGGTATGGTAGAAGGTCTTGAAAACAATCGTTTTTGGGTACATATATCTGCGAGACGTACTGGTAAATCTTATGCAGCGGCTATTTTAGCTTTTGCTAAATTATTAGAGCCAGGAACTCAAGTTATGGTTGTTGCTCCAAATTTCTCTTTATCTTCAATTATTTGGGATTATACTACTCAAATAATTAGAGACTTATCTTTAGAGACTGAACGCTTTAATCAAAAAGATAAAGTAATTAGGCTTGTTAATGGAAGCACTTTTAGATTATTATCTGCGAATAATAGAGATAGTTTAATTGGTAGAGCTGCTAACTTGTTAATTGTAGACGAAGCAGCGATTATACCTAACGAAGAATATTTTACTAGAGATTTACGTCCTGCTTTATCAACCTTTCCTGACTCACGTTGTTTATGGATTTCTACTCCTAGAGGTAAGGGAAATTATTTATATGAATATTATTTAAGAGGCCAAGATCCTGAGTTTGAAACTTGGGGCAGTGCAAGATTCACTTGGAGAGCTAACCCTTTATTAAATCAAATTGATATAGATGAAGCTCGTAAAAGTATGAGTAAAAATCTATTTGGACAAGAATATGAATGTGACTGGATAACTCTTGAAGGTAAAGTATATAATATTGACGAAAATAAACATCTACGACAAATAGAAGAAGTTGTTCCTGGAGACTACAGATATGAATTTATTGGTGGTTTAGATATTGGGTATAGAGATGAGACCGCTTTTGTAGTTCTTGCAAAGGATTCTGAAGGTAAGTTTTATGTAGTTGATGAATATGTAGCAAAAGAGGGAACTACTTCTACTCATGCTATACACATAAAAGAAATTGCAGATAAATGGGATGTAGATGCTATTTACATTGACTCTGCAGCGCAGCAAACCAAAGCAGATTTAGCATATGATTATGATATATATTGTGAAAATGCTCAAAAAAGTGTTAATGATGGAATTTTGTCTATAGCAAATTTAGTAGATCATGATAGTCTTAGTTTTGATATAGATAATGCTAGGCACTCTTTTGATTCCATGGCAGCATATAGGTGGAATGAGAGAACAGAAAAGCAAAAACCTATTCATGATTGGACCTCTCACTGTTGTGATGCTATAAGGTATGCAATCTATTCCGATCTTAGGGGTCAAGTTAGTATTTATGCTTAAAAGAATACCTATTAAATATATAAGAGATTACATAAAAAAAGAGTATAAATATGATACTTGTTGTTACATATGCGGATCTAAAGATAAATTAGAACTACATCATGTATATTCTATTTCTGAACTGTTTCAACGCTGGTGTAAAGAAAATAAAATTGACAAAATAGAAGATGTAGCGTACATTAAAGAAATAAGAATTAAATTTAAAGAAGATTATGATGAATATCTAAGCAGCAAAAATCTGTTTACTTTATGTAATTTTCATCATGCTTTATTACACAATTTATACGGTCAAGTTTACCCTATTTCTTTTGACAAAAAAATAATTAACTGGATAAATATTCAAAAAGAGAAACATAATGGCAATTAGAGAATGGTTAGTAGAAAAATTAAACCCTGCGCAGTCTTATATAGCTTCTAGAGATCCATACAATCTTCCAGAGAATATTGTAGAATTTGAATCTGCCTATAGAGAGATAGAAATTGTTCATAGGTCGGTAGAGGTTATTATTAATGCGGCTGTTAGTGTTCCTTTACTTGTAGAGGGTGGTGCAGCTAAAAAAATTCATAAAATTATGAACGCCAAACCTAATCCTTTTGAGGATAGAACACGTTTATTTAGAAGGGCAATTTTAGATTTTTATCTTGACGGTAATGCATTTTTCTATTATGATAAAGAGAACGGTGGATTATATTTACTCCCTGCTAACGATGTTGAAGTAGTTGCAGATTCAAAAACATTTGTAAGTCATTATAATTTTCTAATTCATAATACTAATACTTCTGCTTATTTTGGTTTTGGACAAAGCCAATCTTCTAAACAAGAAAAAATAACTTTTACCCCTGATGAGATTATTCATGTAAAAGCAGATAATGAAGATAGTATTTTTAGAGGAGTTAGTAGACTAAAAAATCTAGAAAGACTATTTGAACTCTATTATCAAATGACCGAGTTTCAGAGATTATTTTTTAAGAATAATGCTGTTCCAGGGTTAGTTTTACAAACAGACAGTGTATTAAGTCCAAAAGTAAAAGAAAGATTATTAGAAGCTTGGAGATCAAATTATTCTTCTTTATTTAAAGGTGCTAGGAACCCTGCAATTTTAGATGGCGGATTAAAGATAGATAGGTTTTCTAATATTAATTTTAATGAATTAGATTTTGAAAACTCGATTGAAAGAATTCAACAAGATATTGCTAAATCAATTGGTGTACCTTACGTACTATTAAAAAGTGGTAATAATGCTAATATTCATGCAAATGAAGTTATGTTTTATAACCTTACAGTATTACCTCTTTTAAATATGTTTTGTAGTGCTTTTTCCCATTATTTCAATGGGGGTGTTTTAATTAAACCTGATAAAACATCTATACCTGCTTTACAACCAGATAATAAAACTCAAGCGGTGTATTTTTCTACATTAGTCAATACTGGTATTATAACAGTTAATGAGGCTAGAGAAGGTCTTGGGTTTAGTTTCTTAGAGGGTGAAGAGAATGATCAAATACGAATACCTCAAAACATAACTGGAAGTGCTGTTAACCCAGCAATAGGAGGAAGACCTGAGTCTTCTGATTCCGGTACAAGCGAGTAAAAGGAATAAAAAATGGAAAAAACATTTTATCTGAACAGTGCTTTTGAAACTAAAAGAATTAAAAACTCTAATGGTTTAAAAATTGCTGGCTATGCTAATACTACGGATAAAGACAGGGTCGGAGACGTAGTAACTGCTCAAGCATGGGCAAAAGGCGTTGCAAATTATAGAAAAAACCCTGTTTTATTATATCAACATAAACATGATCAACCTATTGGAAAAGTAGATAAGGTCACTGTTGATAAAAAAGGAATTTATGTAGATGCTATGGTCAGTGATGCTGCTGAAAAATTACACGGAGTACAAACTTTAATTAAAGATGGTGCTTTAAAAAGTTTTTCAGTAGGTTTTCGCGTTAAAGACGGTAAGTATGATGCAAATAACGATTCTATGACTATTACAGAAGTAGAGTTGTTAGAAATTAGCGTGGTTAGTGTACCTGCTAATCAAAACTCACTATTTAGTGTTAGAAAAAGCTTTGAAGGTGATTCTGAGTATGAAGAATTTGTAAAAAGCTTTAAAAACGGAGAAAGCGAGGAAGAAATGGACACAGAAGATAATACTATTGAAGAAAAGTCTGAAGCCATTTCCGAAACAGACATTGTTGAATCTGTAGAAACTGCAGAAGCGATTGAAGTTGAAGAAAAAGCTACAAATGATTCTTCAAATGAAGATCTCTCTGAAGAAATTACAGTAGAACTAGCAGAAGAAACTAAAGATATTTTGGAAGAAACATCTTTAGAGCTTTCTGAAGAAGAATTAGAAGAAATTAATCCTATGGATCCAATTCCTTTTGTAAATCTTTTATCTGCTGAAACCTCTTCATTGAGTACTGATACCTTTATAAAATACGAAGGAAAAAGATTTAAAATTACTAAGATTGCTACTGCCGAATCTCCAAATTTTAAATTTTTAGAGGTTGACGTAAATGGAAAAACAGTGGATAATATAGATACAGTTCCGGCAGAGGAAATGGCTGTAGTAAATACTTGGGATATCGGTACAAAATATGATATTCATGTAATTAATACTAATACACCAAGATTATCCGATTCTGTAAGAGAAGAAATTAAAGAAGCATATAAAAATACAAATAATGCAACTGAACAATATTTATTCTCTTTAAAAGACGAAGAATCTATTACTAACAGTTTAGACTTACAAGAGAAATTAAACAAACTTTTAAATCTAAAAGCAAACGGCGAAGATTGGTCAGATTCTGATTATGTTTTTGCAAATTACTTAAATAATATTATTCATGAATTGAATAAAATGAACCCAAATGATCATAGAGATCTAGCCCTAAAATTACATGGGCAAATGATTGTCGAAACAAAGGAGAAAGACGATATGGCTACTCAAACTGCAGGCGATGTACTAACTATTGATACTGGTGCAGCCGAAAATAATCAAGCAGAAGCTAAAGCCGCCACTATAGAGGTACAAGAGCCTAGAGTGGCCGAATTAGTTCAAAAGACTGGTGAAGCTATCATGGAACAAGCAGACGTTCGTGATAGACAAGAACTTGTTGAAGAAAAATCAGCATATACACCTCGTGAAAACGAAGCTGTTGCTGAACTTAAAGCTCAAATGGAGAAGTACAGAGACGAAATTGCTGCTCTTCAAAATAGCAAAATGGTGTGGCAAGAGTCACAGCGTAAAGAAAACCCATATTCTGCTAAAGAAATGGCTAACGCTGTTATGCTTGGATACGCTCTTAACAGACGTGATGTAATGGACACTAGACTTGGTACTAAAATGAAAGCTGTTGTTCAATCTGGTGAGAACTTTATTTCTAACTTCTCAACTAACATCTATGAAGAAATGCAGCAGCAATTAGTTGTTGCTCCAATGTTCAACCGTGTACAAGTTGATGCAAAAACTTTCCGTATCCCAGTCGCTGACGAAGATGACGGTTTCTCAGGTAGTAATGATGGTGTAGCTCAATTTGAGTCTGGAACATATGCTACCGGTATTGGTGATAGCAGCAACGTTCCTGATTCACATCAGAACGTGATTAAATCAATTGATTTAACACCACATAAGTTTATGACTTCAACCCATCTTGCTAAGGATGAAGAAGAAGATACAATTCTTCCTCTTATTGATTTCTTACGTGCTTCGACAACTCGTCGTATTGCCCGTGCTATCGATAAATCAATCCTTCGTGGTACTGGTGCTAGCTCAGGCTTTACTGCTAACGCTGCCGCAATTACAGCAGGTACTGGTTTTGCTTCTGTAATTACTGGTATTACTAAGCTTGCTAATGCTGCTGCGTTACAACAACAGACCGGTTCTTCTACTGCTAAAGCTGCTCCTGCTGAAATCGCAGATGCACGTGCAACTCTTGGTAAGTATGGTCTTCAGTTAGGTGATCAATTAGTATATATCACTGGTGTTGAAGGTTATAACTCACTTGTAGCTGAGTCAGACTTCCGTACTGTAGATAAGTTCGGCCCTAATGCCACTTATTTAACAGGTGCTCTTGGAGCTATTTATGGAATTCCAGTTGTTATCTCTGAATTTATGGATAACGCAGGAACTTCATGGAACACTCTTGGAACTCTTGTTTACAAGCCGGGATTTGTTATCGGTGAGAGACGTGGAATGGAAATCGAAAGTGAGTACGAACCACGCCAGCAGGTAACTGCAATGTATATGTCAACACGCTTTGACTTTAAAGCCTTGACTACTGCAGGAACTGCTTCAAGCCCAACTTTGAGCTCATCTTACTCATTCGCTTGTAATATCGCAGCTGGCTAATTTTAAAACTAGTCATATAGCGTAAAAAAGCGTTAATGCAACAGGGCAGGTGTATACAACGCCTGCCCTATTTTACTAAAAGGAGAATTTATAATGGCAAAAAGAGATCCTATAGAGAGATTACTTTCCATCGATGACTATCAAGAATTTTTACTTAAATTAAAATCTTACAGCGTAGATAATGAAGAAATGAAAAAAAAGTGGAAAGAAAAAAGAAAACCTGTACCTTCTACAACTAATAGATCAATGCAGTCAGCGTTTTCCACAAAAAAAGTAGTGACAGAGACATCAGTATCAAATACTCTTGATGAGGAGTAGAACATGGCACAACCTGTAACAGTTCCTTATGTATCTTTAGGCGAAGTTAAAGAATATCTACAGATAAATAGTAATACTTATGATACTAGAATAAGTAATCTAATTTCTTATGCTTGTTCAGTGGTAGAAAGTTATGTAGGTAGAGAAATTAAAAACAACGTTTATACAGAGGTTTTTAATGGAGGAGCTTCTCAGGTATTTGTTTCTAGATTGCCTTTAAACGGCGTAAAGACAATTACTGAATATGACGGAAGTACTCATAAAACACTAATAGGCCCTAGTTCTGATGGATCTTTTGTAAGTGGGGACTTTGATACTTCAACTATTACTTCTACAGCTACCTTAAAAACAAGAAGAAAAAAATTTGGAGAAAGTTCTGTCTATTTTGATGGATCAGCTTTTGTATCATCAAATGATCCAGAAACCAGTAATCCTAAATTTGATTTTCAAACTGATGATTTTACTATTGAAGGATGGTTTAGGTTTGAAGACCTTTCTAGTACTAAAGCAATGGTATCTAGAGGAGATGCTAACACTAAAATAGAATTAGGTTATAGTCCTTATCTAGGAGTTAACTTTAGAGCTTTAAATTCCGATACTGAAGTAGCTAATGTACACCATTTTACTAGTACTTCTTCTACTTCAAGTTATTATTTACCTAAAGCTAATTCATTTAATCATTACGCAGTAAGTAGAAAAGATAATGATATACGTATGTTTATTGATGGTACTTTAGTCAATACTCAGACTACTTCAAACTCTCTTCCTACTATATCTGTTAGTACTCCTCTGTATTTAGGTAAAACCGGAGTAACAGGTAGTGAAAACTATTTTAAAGGATATTTAGATGAATTTAGAATTACTATAGATTCAAAATATGATAAATCATTTTCTGTTCCTACTACTCCTAACGCAACAGATGAAAATACAGTATTACTTTTACATTTTAATGGAAAAAATAACGATAGTACGTTGAAAGACGATTCTAGAACTACTCCAGAATATATTTGGAATTCAGAAACTGGAGGAATTAGAAGATACACAGCTGGAGTACAGGGTATAACAAATATTTCTGTTATTCCCGAAACCATCTTTAGAAATTATCCTAGAGGGATAAAAGTTACTTATGATGCTGGATTTAGTATTATACCTCGTGATATTAAAGTAGCTACATTAGATTATATTAAGATATTACATAAGCAAACACAAGAAAACGCTGGATTCTCTTTACAAGGAGAAAGTGGTAAATCACACGGATTAAGTGCTAACTTTCCTCCACATATTCGTAGGGTTCTTGAAATGTATCGTGTGGTAATGTAGTGACTGTAGTAGCTTATAAAATTTCTGTAACAGACCCTGAACTAATAAATAATTATACAGGTCTTTTACAATCTGTAGGTAAAATAACAGCAGGTAAAGGCACAAGAAGAAGTGAAAAATATTGGGGAGATGCTATTGAGCAAAGTTTAGCTAAATATTATGGAGGTCGAGTATCTCAACAAGCTGAAAAGAACGTAGCCGCTGTACCAGACTTAGAAATAACTAGTGATCGAGTAGCAAAAGCCTTAGCTAGATCTTTTGGGGCTGATATAGAAGATGTTTTAACTCCAGAAGTTAAAGCAAAAAGAGGTGGATCTCCAGGATCTACAATAGGTCAAAGAGCTTATTCTGCTTTTGGCAGCGGTTATCTAGACCAACTTAAATTGTTAGCTACACAATCACAAGAAGAAGGTTTATTAAAAACAGATAAAGACTTTGGAAAAAAGGGTATAGAAACTTTTGACGTTAATAATCCTGAAGAAGTTTTAAAAGCAGTCAGAGCTAAAATAGGTGGTAGAGGTTTTTTCGATTTAATTGCAAAATACGATCCAGATTTACACAAAGCCTTTTATAACAAAGCTAAAAATCTTTTGATATCGAAAGCAAATATAGTAGGCAACAAAGTTACTTCTGTTGATGTAATTAATATTTATTTTCCTTTTTCTAACTTTAGATCTCCCCCTTTTACTACGGAATTAAAAGGAAAAGGTAAATCTGCAGGAATTCAGTATAACTTAGGTGATGCTTTTGAAAAAGATTTATATAGGCAATTAGGAGAAACAGGTCCTCCTATTATAGCTAAATCTGCTGATGAGTTTACAAAAATTTTAGATTCAATTAGCGGAAAAAAGAAACTAACCTCAAAAGAATTTGCAGGAGCGCCTCCCTTAGATTACGAAATATTATATGGCGTACCTACTGGAGGTTCTATACCGAGAGTAACTGGTAAAGTAAAAACAGGCAAATATGTAAGTCAAGAAAGAGAAGGTAAAGAAACTACTACTAAGTTAATATCTTCTGCGCAGTTTACAAGTATACTTCAGGATAGGATTGAAAATAAAATGCCAAAGCTTGGCCCCGCAAACCCTACTGAAGGATTAAAATATAGAACAGGACGTTTTGTAAATTCTTTACAATTTACAATAGATTATAAAAGGCAGCTAGTAAGTTACTTTGCCAAACCCCCTGTATCAGAATATTTTGATAAATTTCATAGACGGCCATACGCAGTAGGACAAAGATTGATAAGACCTACTATAAGAAAAACTGTTCAAGAATTATTTGGAAGACAGTTTAGAATAATTAAGACTTAAAAATTTTTAATTTGCCAGCACAAGTTTAAGGTGTTATACTAATAATGTCGAATCAAAGAAGAAACATAATAAACCATATTCTTACAAATTTAAAACTTATAGATGGGTCTATTTCTTCATTAAACTCTAATTATACTTTTCAAAACAATATATTTAGCAATGTATTTAGAAAAGTAAAATTTTTAGATGAAGTAAATGACTTTCCATCAATATTTTTTCAAGTCGGAGAAGAAGTTAGGGTATACAATACTTCAGGTAATACCACAGGTTTAATACCACTAACTCTTAGAATTTATGTCAATGATGAAGAATCGTCTGGTAGTTTAGATAGTTTGATTCAAGACATAGAACACATAATATACAACTTAGATACTGGAGTTTACAGTATCCGTGATATAATTATTTCTAGTATAGATACTGATGAGGGATTAGTAAAACCTTACGGAATATCAGAAATAGAAATTATAATTGATTATGAATTAGATATAGAAAACTAAGGAGTTAAAAATGGCAGGTACTCAGCTAAACCTACAAAGAAATACTAAAGTCTTCTACTCTGTAGAAGATCTAAGTCTAAGTGCTACCGCAGCTACTGACCTTACCCCTCAAAATACTTGGAGAATTGAGGTTCTAGCTGGATATGCACTTTCTGCTGATTCTGCGGTGCAAGATATCACTTCATTAGAAAGTGGATTAGACCCAGATAGAAGCGTTCAGCGCTTTAACACAGCAAGAAACCCCGTGGAATGGAATTTCCAAACATATTTACGCCCTACAGGAGCAGAAGTAAACAATGGCTCACAAGGAACTGGTCTTGCAGAAACAGGCAATACTAAACCTGTTGCTGATTGGTATCTCTGGCAAGCTCTTGTAAGTAACACTAAGCCCGCATCTTCTAACGGCGGAGAGCAATCTATTTGGCACTATGATACAGCTACTAGTTCTGCTAAGTTAGCATCTGCTAATACAGCAGGTTCTGCTAATACCCACTCAAGTAGATCAAACTTCGCTATTGCACAAGAAAATCATATGTATTTTAAGCTTGATAACCTTGTATACCAAGTTAAAAGTGCTATTGTTAATACTGGTGAAATCGACGCTTCTGTTGATGGAATTGCTACTACTACCTGGAGCGGTTTTGGTACCGAGATGGTAGAACTTACTGGAGATGCAAGAGCTAAGGCTATTGCAGTATTTGGTGGTGTTGGAAACGATGGATCTACTGTTACTCCTAATGCTAGTATTAGTATGGACGCAGAAGCTGCTCATCATCCTTATGCTACTATGAATGTAGAGGGTAGTACTTATACTGTTGACTTTATTAAAAACCGCTTAAGTGCGATTTCTATTAGTCACCAAGGAAGTGCTATAGAAGGAGCGAATATTTACTCGTTCCCAGTAACAGGACTATCTTTCAGCTATTCAAATGATGTTACATACTTAACACCTGAAGAGCTAGCAGCATTGAATACTCCAATTGGACAGTTTACTGGATCTAGAACAATTACTGGTTCATTTACAGCATATCTAAGATCTGCCTCTGAGACCTCTGTTAGAGCTAACTCAGCACAGTTCTTGAATAAAGTTGTTAACGATTCTCGTGTGTCACATGCGTCTACCAGTTCTGCCAATATCCAAATTGGCGGTGGTGTAGCTCCATATTTACATATCAATATGCCGGCTGTTCAGTTTAATTTCCCAGTTCATCAAATTGATGATGTTCTCGGAATGTCAGTTGATTTTCTTGCACAAGAAAAGCAAAGAGGTGGTGGAGACGAAATTCAGTTCTTTGTAAAGAGTGACAATAATTAATATATGATATTATCTGAGGGGGTAATAAATTTCATGTGGGTGTTCATCATCAGCGAAAGCAAGCTTCCCCCTCAGCTTAGCCTAAGCTAATATATGATGAACACCCTTTTTTTATAACCTAACTAGGGGGAAAAATGAGTAAAATTCAAAATTTAATTGCAACTGAAACAATTTCAGAAGTAGAATATCCAGATATTGAAGGTTTTTTTATTAAGATTGCTTATCTAAATAGAGAAGACTTAGTTAAAATTAGAAATGCAAGTTTAAAATACGCTTTTAATAAACGCACTCGTCAAAGAGAAGAAGAAATCGATAACGATAAATTCTTAGAAGCGTATACAAAAAAAGCTATTAGAGGTTGGAAAGGTTTAAAAATGAAAGATCTTCCTAACTTATTGCCAGTTGATTTATCTAGTTCTAAATTAGATGAAACAATTCCTTATTCAGAAGAAGAAGCTTTATTCTTAATTAAAAACTCTTCACTTTTTGATCAGTTTGTTACTGATTGTATGAGTGATTTAGAAACTTTTTCTACTAAGAAGAAAGAGACTGCGGAAAAAAACTAATACACTACCTTCAAACTAGTTTTGTTGGGGGTGGTATTAGTAAAGAAGTATACTGGCAAATGGCTGATCAAATGGGTTGGACTGATTTTGATGATGAGCCTTTAGACCCTAGCGATTTGTCAATATCTGCTCAACAAGCCTTAATTCTTATGAATATCTTGCCAGATAAAGTTGAGGGAATGAGTGGTGTTTGGCTTGGAAAAGAATATGCAGGTTTAACAGATATAATGAATATATATCAGATGATAGATTGGAAAGATACTTTTGAAATGCTACAAATCTGTATTCAGGAATATGGTAAACATTACGAACAACAACGTAAACAAGCAGAAGCTAGAGCTAAAAGTAAAACGAGGTAGGGATGTAACAAATGGCAGCTAAAATACAAAAAGTTACTATAAAAGCAGAAGCTAAAGGTTTTAAAAAAGCTGCTAGTGAAGTTAAAACTTTAGGTGATTCACAAAATAAAACTATTAGGGCTCAACAAAATCTAGGTAAAGCATCTGCTTCTTCAGGAAGACAATTTGCTGCCCAATCTCAAGGTTTAGGTGGTTTAGTGTCTGCTTATGCTGGTGCTGCTGCAACAGTTTTCGCACTTCAACAAGCTTTTTCAGCTCTATCTGCGGCTGCTCAATTTGATCAAATTATTCAAGGTACTAATACTTTAGCAGCCGCTGTAGGTGCTAATGGTACAGAAATTCTTAATAGTGTTAGAGAAATTACTAAAGGACAATTAACATTAATTGAGGCTTCTAGATCTGTAAACATCGCTTTATCAGCGGGATTCAATCAAACACAAATTGAAGGATTAACACAGGTTTCTCTTAAAGCATCAAGAGCTTTAGGAAGAAATTTAACTGATGCTCTTACCCGATTAACTAGAGGTACTGCGAAACTAGAACCAGAACTTTTGGACGAACTTGGTATTTTTACTAGAATAGAACCAGCCGTAGAAGCTTACGCGGTATCTTTAGGCAAATCCGCCGCTTCCCTTACATCATTTGAAAGAAGACAGGCTTTTGTAAACGCGGCTATCGAAGAAGGTCAGCGTAAATTTGGAGCTATTAATACTGTAACTCCTACTACTGCAGAGGCATTTGAAGCTTTTTCTGCTTCTTTTATAGATCTGGGTTATAATATAGGCAGCGTGTTAACTAAATATTTAGCTCCACTAGCAGAATTTTTTACAGAAAATCTATTAGCCAAAGTTACTTTATTCGCTGTTGTAGGAGTAAAAGTTTTTGGTGTCGCATTAAGAGAACTTGGCAGTTTCGGTACAAAAACTTTTGCTGGCATGTCTGCTTACATAGATACAGGTATTAATAAGATTAATGCCTGGACTACAAGTACTAAAAAAGCTACCGCTTCTCTAAAAAATCTTCAAAAAGGATTAGACCCTAAAAGTTTTGAATTGTCTAGACTTACTAAAGACGGTAAAGCAGATATTTCAGGCCTTGTACAAAAAGGCAGAGAAGGTAATTTAGATATAGCAGGAGTTAATAGATTAGAAAAAGCTTTGCTAAGAGAACAAGCTGCTGTTAAAAAAACAATTAAAGATTTAGAAAAACGCATAGCAACAGCTAAAGCGGCTGGTAGAAGTACTAAGACATTAGAAGGCCAATTAAAATCAAGAACAGCTTCTGAAATACAATTAGCCGCAGCTATTCAAAGAACAAACGTAGTTCTAAAAAGACAAGGTATTATTGCAAGAACCACTGCTAAAAGTCTACTATTTGTAGAAAAAAGTATAAGAGGTATCGGTAAAGCTTTAGGTATTATAGGAAGAATAGTTAACTTTCTTGTTCTATTCGGTACTGCTATAGCAGCTGTAGTGTCAGTACTCTCTGACTGGTTAGGTGTTACAGAAAAACTAAACAGAGTTTTAACAACATTTGGTAGATATTTAAAAACAGCTAACGGCGGGTCGAAAGAAGCAGCAGAAGGTATAACAGCTATTACAAACAGCGCAATACAAGCACAAAAAGAATTAAAAAACTTTGATGGTATGGAAATAAAAATAGATATAGGATTCGGACCATTTAGTAAAACAATTACAGAACAAATTAAAGCAGACGATATAGAAAAAACCATTCAATCTAGTGTTTCTACTGCTATAAAATCAGGAGCAGACAACACCCAAACTGCAAAAATAGCACAAGACGCTATTGAATCACTTCTTGGAAAAAGTGCAAAAGATTTTAGTGAAGCAGAAAAACCTCTTGCTAGCGCTATACAACTAGCAATTATAAACGCGGTTAAAAATGCTGAAGGAGCTGGAGTAGAGCAAATAGGAGCCTTAGCAGATTCTCTAGGTATTGCAGGTCAACAAATTACTGACAAATTTGAAACTGAGCTTATCAAAGGTGTAGGTGCTAATAGTGACAAATTTAGATTAGCTATAAAAAATGAATTAGCACCAGCTTTTACTGACGCAATTGCAGAGACTCTTCAAAAAGGTTTTAAATTTGAAACAGACGCTACTGGAAGTAAAAAAATACAAGAAACACTTGTTTCTGTGACTAAACTAGCTGGAGATTTTCAAAAAGGATTAACTAACGCGGAAGATTCTGCAAGACAACTATCAGGTATATTAACAAGAATTAAAGAGCTTGAGTCTTTAGGTAATTTAAATGAAGAAAATCAAAAGGCACTATCTACTCTTAAACAAGCGGCAGAAATATTAAAAATTCAGACTGAACAAACTAGTGTGCTTGTTACAGAAAGAAAAAAAATAGTACAAGTATTTGGTGCCGAAATAAAAGCTTATGAATCTTTACTTGGTTATGCTGACAAAGAAGGTAAGTTTGCTGCAACGGCTGAAGAGAGAAGGTTAAATCAGGTCAGGTATTTAAAAGAAACAGTAGCAAACGCACAACTTGAATTAGCCATCGCTAAAGAAAGCGGTGATGAAGGTCAAAGAACCAAAGATTTAGAAGTATTGCTGTTAACTACGAGAAAAGCCTTAGTTGGTGCAGCTGAGAAAAATTTCCAAGCACAGAAAAAAATTACAGATGAACTTAAAAAACAAACCAGTCAATTAACAAAACAAGCTAGAGAGCTTAATGATAAAACATTTATTACTTTAAATAAACAGGCACAAGAACTATTAAAATCTAATTATGATCTCAGAAATCAATCATTGACTGTTCAAATTAAACAAGTTCAACAAAGTAGACAATTAGCCTCAGCTTTAAATGAAGTTAATAGAACAGCTAGAGATTTTGAGTTAACACTTCAAGAAGCTTTGAGCGGTACTCCTTTAGGAGCATTATTAAGTTCTTCACAAAAAAGAGAATTAAAAATTGAACTTGAAACAAGAGCTTTTGAAGACTCTTTAGCTGATTTAATAGCTGAATTTAATTCTTTTGCAAAATCTACTGCTCTTCAAGCAAAAATATTAGATAATAAAATTAAAGTAGAGATAGAGACTCAAAGATTACAAAAAGTAGCTTTTGAGAAACAAGCAGATGTTGCTCAAAAAACAGCAGAAGCACAGATAGCCTCGTCAAGATTACAAAGAGAAAGTTTTGAAAGAAGAGCTAATTTCATTATACAAGAGGGAGAGCTTTATAAAGGACATGTTAAAGGTATCGCTGAGGCTTTAGCCCAATCTAGATTTCAGGAAGCATTTGCTAAAGTAGACCCAAAAACAAGCCCAACGCAGCTAGGTAAGACTTTAGGATTACAGGACTTTAAAGCTGACAGTCTTGAGGAAGTCAGAAAAGAATTTGTAAGAATTCAAACTGGGGGAATAGCTGCTTTAAATGACTTAAGCGGTGCACAACGTATAAGCAATGATCTTCAAAAAGATTATCAGGTTGCTATTACTAAATATGAAAAAGCTGTCAGGGCAAGTGCTAATGCTACAAATAATGCTGCTCAAGCACAAATTAATGCAAACAAAGGGCAAGCAAGAACAAATGCTTTAGAAGAAGAAAGAGCTGCTCTATTAAAAAGTGTTGAAATAAAATATAAGGAAACTGAAGCGGCTATACAAAATCTTACAGTAGGTTTTAGTGTTTTTCTTGCTCAAATAGAAGCAAGTAATAGTATGTTAGCTGCTGTAGTTTCTACATTTGTTCAATCATTTGAAACTAATTTGCAAGGGTCTTTAGAATCTTTATTTGAATCAATTGCTAAAGGTACTCTAACTTTAAAAGGTTTCAGAGATGGCTTTAATCAATTTCTATACAATATATTAGCGGATATTCAAAAGAGCATTATTCAAGAAGGTCTTGTAACTCCTATTACTGATTATCTTAAAGAAAGTATTACCAAGCTTCCTGGATTATCAGGGTTTGCAGATAAAGCTAAAGATCAGTTGGAAGCCCAACAACGTAAAGTTCTAGAAGATCTTAATATGACCTTAAAACAACTAAACCAAACACTTTCTGGCGGAATTAGTGCTGCATCAGGAACTAACACAGGTAGATCAGCTGACGCTTCTGCTAGATTAACCGGCGGAGCATCGAGTGCTGTCACTGATCCTATTGCTTTAAGACATGGAGGCACAATAGTCGGTTCTGATAGAGGTCTTGATGTTAATGCAGAAAAGAAAAAAACTGCTGATTTATTACAAGGCACACAAGAACAAACTACTGGGTTTTTAGATAATATATCTGGAGCTACAGTAGCTACTTTTGCTACAGTTGCGGCGGCTACTGGTGATTTCAAAACTGCTATGATTGCTACTTTTGCACAAATGTTTTTAGAAATTGCTATTCAAAAAGCAGTAGCTTCTTTTGGGGCTGGAGCAGCACACGGCGGCTCAGTACCTTTTGGTAATAAAGTTCAGGGATACGCTGGGGGTGGTTCTGTTGTTGCTAGAAGAGACAGAGTGCCTGCTTTACTAGAGCCTGGAGAGTTTGTTATAAGAAAACCAGCTGCTAAAGCTATTGGAGGATCAGCTCTTAATCAACTTAATGCAACTGGCAAAATGAATTCTGGTAATAATGTAGTTGTAAATGTTCAAAATAATGGAACACCTCAGCAAGTAGAAACTACTCAAGTGAGGACTGATACAGGTCAAATGATTATTGATTTGGTTGTTAAAGATATTAAAAATAATGGTCGTGTAAGAAAAGCGATGAGAGGTTAATTATGGCAATAGCAAGATATCCTAATGACGCACTTTTTAATCCAATATTAATTCCTGCTCTTTCTAGAATTAATCATACCGCTTCTGGTACCCAGACTAATTTTAACTTAGCTGAACCAGCAGAAAAAGTAGGAGAAGTTATTGCTCTCATAAACGGTGTTGTTCAATCTACTGACACATATACTTTAAGCAATGTAAATTCTTTAAATGCAAGTTTAAAAAATACAGTTGTTTTTGATGAAGCCCCTATTTCTAGCTTAGATGTAGAATTAAGAGTAATTAGAATACCTCCCTCTATGGCAATATTAAGAAGTTTTCCAGATGTTAAATCAATTACTTATTCAGGAGCCAATGTTAGTGTTAACTCTAACAGCTATGCAATAGACGGAAACCAGTTAAATTTTGCTCTTCCAAGAAATAGTAGAATAGACGCAAAAGACGATCTTATAGTTAGTATTGGTGGTGTTACTCAAAATGCTTCCGAATTTATTTTTCCTTCTACTACTTTAGGAAAACAGGGAATAACTATAGGAACAAATGCTGCAGGTACTATTCCTTATTCTAATGTTGCTGCTGATCCTTCTGGTGGTATTGAAACTATGTCTATTACCACTTTTAATAAAAACTTTAGTATTTCAAGACTAGAATCAATGAAAGATAGAAAACCAGATAGGTTAGGTATTAACTATGAAGAAAATTTTAACTATAGCGTAGCAGAATCACAAGTAGGTTATGAAAAAAGAAGATTGGTAAGCCGACGCCCTAAAAGAAAATATTCAATTAGTTACACTAATATTACTGGAATAGTAAAATCAGCTATTGAAGAGTTTTATAGAGCAAGATCAGGAGGATTTCAAGCATTTTTATTTGAACTAACTCATATAAACGAACCAGGAACTGTTACAGTAAGGTTTGATGGTAGTTTACAAATTGAACAAGTATTATCGTCAGGAAATAACCCTATTGATAATTTCTATAGTGTTAGTTTTGATCTAGTTGAGGTATTTGATTAATGTCCACACGTGTTTATGATTATACTTTAACACTATCTGGGGGAAGTTTAGATAATTATTTTTCCGGAAACGTTGTTGTAGGTAGTAGTTCTTCTACCGAAGGAAGAATAGTAGATGTTGATAAAGCTAATAGTAAAATTAAAGTTAAAGTAGCAAATACTAATCACACTTTTACTGATGCGGAATCAGTCAGTATTCAATCTATTGTTAGTAGTAGTGGTAATACTAATCTATCTTTCGGAGATCTTGATTTTAGTGTTCCAGCTTACTCTAGTACTTCAAGTTTTTATTCTAGAACTGTTGATGCTATAGAAGAAACAGGGTTTGCTGCATTTAAAAATGCTACTGAGCAATCTCCTCTAGTTAGGCTTGTTTCGATATATTATCCTGGAGAGTTTTACCCACCTAATCAATTTGGTAACCCTTCTAATGATGGAGAGGGCCTAGCGTGGCCTTTAGATTTTCCATATCATTTTGCTTCTATTCAAGGAGATTTTTTATCCGATATTGACTATAGAGCGCACCACGGCGGGGTAGAGTATTTAGTTTATCCTCTTAATTTTGGTGGTGTAGATGTTTCTTCTGATGGCCGAGTTAATCAAACTACTCTTGAGATTTCCAATTATGATAATTTGGTTGCCTCAATTGTAGAAAATCCATATATTTCTGGTAATAATACTAGTAATTCTGTATTTGCTACTGTAGGTGGTCAAGTAGTATCTAATATTGATCCAAGAACTAACCCAACCCATACAGATTATGATGAAACAATTTTAAACTCTATATATGCTGGAAAAGCTAATTCTGCTTTTACATACGAACAAACCTTAGCAGTAAACGGAGAATGGCAGCAACTAAAACAAGATTCTAGAGACTTATTAGGAGGAATAGTAGAAGTAAAAACTACTTTTTCAGCTTGTTTAGATTATTGGCCAGAATATAGTACTGTTAGAGAAACTAGAGCAAACGTAGTAGAAGTATATTCTACATTACCCTATAGAGTAGGTGATAATGTTATCGTAGCCGGTAGCTCTACTCAACATTCAGAAGTTAGAGAAGTTAGAGGAAACTTTTTGCAACTTAAAAATTCAATAGATACTATTATAGGAGATAAACTTTATATCGTAAATCCTACTAGAGACCCCCATGCATATGTCGAAGATGTGTTTAAAATAGAAAGTTTAGCGGGCTTGAATAGAGTAGCAGCTCAGTTTAGTCTTAGTAATTGGTTAGAATTTTTTAAGTTTGTATTGCCAAAAAGAAGATTTTATAAAAACAGTTGTCAATGGGTATATAAAGGAGAAGAGTGTCAATATCCTACAGATGGTACTGGCACTATTCCTGGTTATCCTAATGGTAAAACTAAATCAGCTAATGGGTTTTTTACAGTAAGTAATTCTACAACAGGCGATTCAGCACAGGATGTTTGTGCTAAAAATTACGAAGCATGCTCTTTGAGAAATAATCAAATTCATTTTGGGGGATTCATTGCAACAGGAAGAAACTTGCCGCAATAGTTATGAAAAAGCTTTACGTAGTATGCCTGATTGGATTACTACTTATTTAGGAATACCGTACAGACATTTAGGAAATGATTTAACCGTTGGTATAGATTGTGGTAATTTATGCGCTAAAGTAATTTTTGATCAAACTGGCGAAGATTTTAAAGTACATACTTGGGATCATTGTAATATTGTAGAAGAAACGTGGTACAATAAAACCCATGAAAGAGTGATGGAAAATTTTTTCAAAAATGAAAAAAATAATTTTGTAGAGGTTGACATTTTGCAACCTTTTGATATAATAGTAATGAATATAGGAAGTTCAAATATAGCAAATCATTGCGCTTTGTATATTGGTAATAATAAAATGCTACAAACTATGGTAGACCATACTTCGTGGATTGCGCCATATGGAAAATGGTACAAAAGATATACAGTGGGGGTATATAGATGGAAAAACTTCAATTTCTAAAAGAAGAATTTAGAAAACACTCTTTTAAGGAGTATCCAAAAGAAGCATGTGGTATTATCACAAAAGATTTTAAATATATTCCTTGTAAAAATATTAGTAAAGACCCAATAAATAATTTTATATTAGACCCTTTAGCTTTGTTAGAGTATGAAGATGATTGTTGGGGGTTTTTTCATTCACACCCAGATGAAGCCCCTACTCCTTCAATTTTAGATGGAAAAAAGATAGCAGACGAAGAATATACTTATTTAGTAGGTTGGGAAGAGAATGTTTTTGTTTATTGGTATGATAAAGATATTCAAAGTACAAGGTTTAAAAAGTTACAGGAAGATATGTTAAAATGAAAGTAGAAATGCGTTTTCATAAAAGTTTGTTAAAATATACTGATGAAGTTAGGGAAATAACTTTTGATGTAGCAACTTATGGACAACTTATATCTGCTCTTGAAGCTACTTTCCCTAAATTAAAGACGGTTATTAATCAGATTAAAAATAAGCAAATTACAGATAATTTTAGTATAGTAGATTTAGTTAATAATAAGATACTAACTTTTCAAGACTATTTTTCTAAAAAGATTAAAAGTGCAAAACTTTGTTTACTCCCTATTATTGCAGGCAGTAAATCTAGTTTAGAAACAGCCCTTGTTGCTGCTGCAATTATTGCTGTAGCTATTTATGCTCCTCAATTAGGAGCGACAATGGTAGAGGGAGCAGCGGTAAGCGGAACAGCGGTTGCCGCTGGTGGTACCGCAACCGCATTAGGCACCGCTGTAATGACAGTCGGTGTATCAATGATGATTGGTGCTGTGATGATGGAAATTATGAAACCCCCAAAATCAGATGGTTCAGGAGATGCTGCTGCTAGACAAAACGATGCTTTTGGCCCCTTACAACACACCCTAAATTCTGGAACTCCTATTCCTTTAGTATATGGTAGACACAGAGTAGCCGGACATTTATTAAGTGGAGAAGTAAGAACTATAGACAAAGGCCCCGAGAGAAGCACAGAATATATAATGAAAAGAATTTTTGAGAATAAATACCCCGGCTTAAGCTTTTAAAACAGGTGAAATAAATGAAAGTATTTGAAGTAAGTGGACATAAAGGAGGTAAAGGAGGCTCAGGAGGTAATTTTGAGGCTGATAATAACCTGTTTTCACAAGACTTAATGCTACTTACTACTGGTGTCAGTGAAGGACCTGTTTATAAAGTTAATCCTAATGGTGTTTTTGATATAGAAATAAATGAATCTAGTCCAGACGCTTTTATTAATTATGATGATGGCACTATGATTACTGATAGGTTCATATATGTTAGTAGAAACGGTACCGTAAATCAATCTGCTTTACCTCTTTTTGGTGAGGAAACTACACAAGTACAACAATTCGGCAGTGCAATAGTACTTAAAAAAGGTAATCTTGAAGGTGTTCCTGCTACAAAAGTAGTGCTTCAGCCTACTTCTTCATTTGCTTGGGATGCAATACGTTTTAAGTTTTTGCTTAATTCTCTACAAAAAATGGACGATGACGGTAATATTCTTGACCATAGCGTGACTTTTAAAATTACAGTATTTAAAAGTGATGGGTTAACTTTAGCTGCTGATCCCGTACCTTATAGAATATCTGGAAAAACTAATGTTGCATATAAAGTAGATGTTGATGTCGTTATAAAAAACTTTGATAGCAATGGTTATAAATTTACAATAGAAAAAACCAGTAATGATACGGATAGTAGTAGAACTCAAGAAAATATAGCAGTACTAGGTTGGACAGAAATAGAAAATGATCCTGTAGCGTATCCTAGAACAGCTATAGTTGGTTATTCTTTAGAGGCGCATAATGAGTATACTGGACAAATTCCTAGATTTACTTCTGTCATTAAGGGATTATTAGTAAAAGTACCTTCTAATTATGATCAACCTACTTTATCAGATGGAGAAATTGATTGGAGAGAAGTAGAGGTGCCTAGCAGTGGTAATCTTTCTTATAGCTACGTAGGATATCGACAAGCAAGTACTGGAAGCACAATTAAATATAGTACCCCTGTTATTTACAGAGGTGCTTGGGATGGAACTTTTGTCTATTCGTGGACTCAAAATCCTGTTTGGGTTATCTATGATTTATTAACTAATGATTCTTATGGTCTTGGAATAAACGAAGAAAATATTGATAAATATAAGTTTTATGAGATTGCTCAATATTGTGATGCTTGTGACCCTGTTACTGGACAGTTTGTAGGAGTATCTGGAATAGCTGACGGAAGTTATAGATATAAACCAAGAACCTATTTTTCGGCTCCTCGTCAAAAATTACAAGGATTAAGCGAAGGAACCTCTGTATTAGAAAGGCGTTTTATATATGATGGTATTATAGCTGATAGGAGTCAAGGATTTGAATTATTAGAGAAAATATGTGCGACATTAAGAGCTATTTTAGTTTATACCCCAAGAGGACTTTCTATCAACATAGATAAACCAGGAGAGATTCCTTCGGTTATTTTTAATGAAACTAACATATTAAAAGACAGTTTTACTATTTCAGGAACTATGGAAAGTGCTCAACTAACAGGGGTTGAAGTCACTTTTATTAATCCATCTAATCACTATAAAAGAGAAAGTATACAATTAGATGATGATAAAGCTCTAAGAGAAAGAAATATGGTAGAAAATATTACTTCCATAGATTTACACGGAGTTACTCGTAGAAGTCAGGCTATTAGGTATGGTCAGTATTTACTTGCTGTAAATAAATATTTAAGAAGGTCTATTGCTTTTGGTACTGATGTAACTGCTTTGGATTTAATCCCTGGAGATATTATCGCTGTGCAGCAACAAACTCAAGGTCTTGCGTGGGGTTATGGTGGAAAAGTAAGATCAAATAGTACTATAAGCACTTCTAATGTTTACATAGAGCACTTTTCTAGCCCTGCTCTTACAAATAATACAATAACCAGTAACACTCTTCCTTTAGCTTTAAGAGTTACTAAGTTTGAAACAGATAAAACAGATTTATATATTTTGTCAAATACTAACTTTCAATCTGGCACTACAACGTATGTTAAAAATATACATAAAGGAGTTTATTCTAACGGACAAAGCTATCAGTCAACAGAATTAACTAATCAAAATGTAAGTAGTGGATTAGATTTTGTTGATTTTACTGTAGTTAAACAATTTAATCCTTCTACAAAAACTTTTGATAATTTTTCTGGTTTTGATAGTACTAATAAACCAACTAGAGGCGATATTTGGAGTTTAGGCGAGACTGACCCTTCTAATTTCTATAGAGGAACAAATGACAAGCTTTTTAAAATAGTACAACTGCAAAGAGATAGTGTTGAAACTATTAAAATAGACGCCGTAGAATATATATCTAATGTGTATATTGATTCTGAATCTACAATATCTTATAAACCAGTTGCATATAAACAAGTATTTAGCCCAGGAAAGCCTCCGCCTACTCCGGATTTAGATTTAGATTTAGTAGTTAGAAAAAATCAAGACGGTACAGTAAGATACGACCTTTTAGTATCACAAGGAACAGACGTTACTGATTACCCTATTCAAATAGCTACAGAGTATCAACTAGCCAGACCTGATGGTTTTTCAGAAATTGAAAGTATAAACTAATGACCATTTTAAATTTTACAGTTGCAAATATTGAACCTTTTTCAAACACAGAAACTGCTGTTTTGTTTGGTAAAAATGGTTTTACAACTACTGTTGGAGATATTAGATTACTTTGTGATTCTTTTGAAATAGTAAATAGTAATGTTAGATTTACGATTAATTCTCTTGATAATTGTTTTGATGAAAATTTTCATAAACACGTACTAGAAGTAAATGATGTTAATTTATTTCCTGACAGATTAAAAGGAGAAGACTTCTTAGCTTTTCCAATAAATGAAAAACTAACAGATTCGTTTGTTGAAAAATTTTCAGCCTTTAGACCAAAAGTTACTCAATATACTTCAGAAATAGTTAATTATAATACTACTCTTGGTTTTGTTGAAATTAATAATGATACGAGTGGTACAGGATCTTTAATAGACAAACTTCCTGATCCTCCTTTTTATGTTAGTATTTCACAATTAGTAGAGGTAAACTTAGCAGCTAATAATTCAGTTTACATAAGAGGAAATAAAAGAAAAGTAATTAAAGAAAATTCAGTTTCTACTATAAGCTCTGCAGCCTTTAACCAACCACTTGGTGTTGTGCCTAAAGATTCAAGTTTTATTAAAGTATTTATTGATGGGGTAGAAGATAGTTCTTTTACACACATACCTAATACTAAGTATGTAACAGTAAACTTAGATGCTTTTAGAACACCAGGAGCGGCTATCTCAGCAAATAAGATTAGAACAGAGGTTGATCATTATAGTGAGCCTTTAATAGAAAAAGGCGATAATATATCAATTCTTTCGGGTAATACTTATTCTATAGCTAATGTAAGCTATGATCCTACTGATCCAAGTTACAATGCTGCTTTAACAGCAAACTCAATTTATCGAGTCAAACTTTCAGAAGCTCCAAGAGCTATTTTATCTGGAAGAACGGCTACTAATATAACAGAAGATCCTTTGGGAACTATTTCTAATGTAGTTGCTGTTGCAGGTAGTAAGAAAGGAACTGTAAGTTTTGGTTACGAAGCTACTACGTATCCTGGTTACTTTAACTTGGCTAATACCGGTGGATACTCTTTAAGTAGCACCGCAGATTTTGAAGATCTTTTTTTCGGTTCAACCGGTCAGAGAATAATAAAAGATAATCCGATTGGGTTAACTTTAGTACGTGCTAGAAATATAAATACAGCTAGAAGAAGAAGTGAATATAATACTCAATCAGTATTTATTAGAAATATTCCTATTCCTAGAGTACAAAATCTAGTTGTTGACGATTCCTTATATATCGACGTACTTAGAGGAGTTAGTTTAAGAGTAACAGTTAAATTTGATAAGATTAATTTTAGAGATGTGACCGATTATGAAATAGCTTATAAACTGGCAGGCTCTACAAGAACTACTTTAGAAGGTGATAATAATACTATTATTAATTTAACTAATTTTAATGTAGTGAAAGTACCAAATAATACTACATCTACAGAAGCAGGTATAGAAAAAATAAGTTTTACTATTAATAATTTAGATAGAGGTCCAAGAAATAATCCAAATAGAATTTTAGTAAAAGTAACTCCTTTAAATGGTAGTATTAGAGGAGAACCTGTAGAAGTATTTACCTCTTTACCTGGTAAAAGAACTCCTCCTCTACCAGTAAGAGAGTTTCAAGTAGGTCAGTTATTAGATCAATTAGTATTTTCGTGGCAGCTACAACGAGATGTTTCAGGAAGTTTAAGAGACTTAGATTTAGAAAAAATTGAAATTAGACGCGTAGGAAAATCTATTGATGTAAGTAGCCCAGAAATAGTTTTACAAGAATTTGGTGCAGGAGCTATTCTTGTTTCTGTTTCTTCACCTTCTAGCTCTGCTAGTATACCGATTCCTACATTTGGTACTTCTACTTATATGGCTCAAGCAATCGATACTAGTGGTAATAAAAGTAGTATTGTAGCGACAGTGTTTACACCTGCTAGACCAGCAGACTTACATACTTTTCTAGCTTTTAGTGAGGATAATCCAGATCTAGATTTTGCAGTTAATTATAGAGGACAAAGTATTACTAATAATAATGAATCCGAAGAACTTCAACATGGTAATTTTCCAAGCCAAAATACTTTAACAGGAGGTACTTCTGCTCCAGGAGCTACTTTAATTGATTTATCGAACGGTTTTGCTTCTGGTTGGGCAACTGTTTCAGATGTGACTGATTTACAAGCCTCTGCAAATGCTTCATATGTAACTCAGATTAGAGATGTAGGCTCTATCATTAAAGGAAAAGTAATTCTTGATACTTCAGGTCAGCCTTTCGGTACTAGATCTTGGCATAGTGAATATGAGATCGTAAACACCAGCTCCACAGAAGTATCTAATGATAGTACTATATTAGTTGATAGAAATATAAGTGGTACTATAGGTAGTCCTAGTGCTAATGGTGTAGGAACATATTTTCAAGTAGAATCTCCGCACGGAGTATTAGATTCTGGAGAGTCTACTGTTATATATGATAGTCTAATTAATAATACTATTACTTCTAGAACTGGTACTGATGCTTTAGATTTAGTTTCTACTATTACAGCAGCTAACTTTAGAGGGTCAGTTTATGCTGTGTGGAATCCGGGGCAATTTACAGGAGACATTTCAAATACGAATTCTTACGCTTTAATATCGGGAATTGCTAATGCAAATGCTCTTTCTTTAGGACAAGCATATTTTGCTAATGGTAATCCTATTAAAGATAGTGCTGGTAAATTAGCTCATGAAATAGGGGCTAACTATTCAGTAACTAATGCCTTGCCTAATCTAACTACAGCTACTTCAGATTCTGGGGCTACTTATCAATTAGTTAATTTAGGGCAGTACAGAGATGACTTAGAATCTACTTTTGTAGGTATAGATCCGAGTATTATTAATCAGAACGTACAAATAAGATATGCTGTATCTAATCCTTTTTATGCTAATGGAAACGTAAATATTAGCACGTTTAGTGCTAACACTGCTACCAAAGATGGTTATCTAACAGTAGGCGGCTTTGATAAAGAATTTCAGTTTTTTCAAATTAGATATAATGTAGAAAATTTTGATCCGTCAATCGGTAGTTTTAACTTAGATAAGTTTAGATATAGTGTGGATCTTAAAGATAAATTATTTATTAGGGATGTAGGTGTAGATGGTGAAAACTGGAATATAGATTATAGTAGCGCTGAGTTTTTAGGAGTTCCATTTGTTAATGGGCAAATGATAAATGCACCAGCAGGATCTTATACAATAATGATGAGAGATATAACAACAACAAGCTGTAATGTAAGTGTATATGACGAAACAGGAAGTACTGTTACTGGTCAGGATATACAATTTGAAGCTAGAGGAATATAATTAAGGAGAAAATAAATGTCAAATGAACAATTTTTATTGCCTGCTTTTTCTAGAACAATTGCTCTTTCAAGGAATGACTTTAATTCTAGTTTAAGAGCAATTAGTAGAAATTTTTATGGGCAAGAACAACCGTTAGGAACTGATTTTAACGATGAAGGGTCAACAGGAACTATCCCTAATGGGGTTTTTTGGAGAGATTCTATAAATGGTAGATTATATATAAAGGATACAAATCACGCTAAACCTCCTTCTGGAGGAACGGGATTATGGCCGGGAAACAATTTTACTAGATATGGAATAGCAACAAGTTTTACTACTCAACTTTCTACTATGGACATGAGAGATTATGAAATTGGAGAACTAGTTGCTGTAGTAAATTCTTCAGACACAACTCAGACTAGTATAAGAAGAGTTTCTGAGTCTGGACTAGGAGCTTCTTCTAATAACCGTTTATATATGAAAGTATCAAACGGAGCAGCACAAACTGGATTTATTGATGTAGGTATCCCTTATCCAGGGTCGGTTAAGCCTCATCATTTAGCTCTTGATGCAAAAGTAGAACCTATTACAGATGCTACTGTTGATTTTGGAGACTGGACATATAGATACAGAGATGGTTATTTTTCAAATGCAGTGCTAATTGGTACTTCTGTAGATCATATTTCTCTAAATGCTACTGGTGGTTTTTTACAATTAGACGGAGCCCAATTTCAAGATGGTACTCAAGCAGCCCCTTCTATAACTTTTGAAGATGATACTGATACTGGTATTTTCCGTGAAGGAACAGATGATATAGGATTTACTACTGGTGGTACTAAACGTATGAGCATTGACTCTAATAGTGTTGATTTTGCTGTTAATTTACTTCCAACTACTGCAACAATTGATGTTGGGGCTACTGGTAATCAGTTTAGAAATATGTATGCTAGTGGTGAATTTTTTGGATTAGCAACTACTGCCAAATATGCTGACTTGGCTGAGAAATATACTACTGATGAAGAGTATTCTATTGGAACAGTGATGATGGTTTCTACTTCTAATAAATTTGAGACAGAGGCTTGTAGTGAAGGAGGATGCGCTATTGGTGTTATTTCTGAAAATCCTGCCTTTAAAATGAACGCAGATACAGAAGGTCAATATATTGGTCTTAAAGGACGTCTGCCAATTAGAATTATAGGTGAAGTTACTAAGGGTTCTAGAATTTTTACAAGCTCGTCAGGAGTTGCTAAAGCAGAAGGTAAAGGTATGTTAGTAGGAGTTGCTTTAGAATCTAACAGTAATTCAGAGGAAAAACTAGTAGAATGTGTGTTGAAAGTTTAAAAATTAATATTTGCGCACTACTAAGATAAAAGTTATAATAAAGCATGAAAAAGAAAGTTGGAAAATTTACTTTTGTTAGACCGACAGCACCACGTATTCCTAGAAATGAAAGAATACGTCGTAAAGCTACGTCAGGTGTTTTAACTGAAAAAGAACTTGAAACCTTTATTACAAAGTCTCGTAATAGTGGATGGCCAATTAAATATTCCAAACCAATTGGATTTAGAAAGAGGAAAAAATGAAAAAAGACGGACATACAGATGTAGCATCTTCTCGTAGAATGTGTAGAACCATTATGGAAGATGTAGGAGATATTATGAGAACACTTCCACAAGACGGCGAAGCTGAGCTTCCAACTTGGTGGACTAATAAACTTGCCGTTTCTTCAGCCTATTTAAATTCTGCTAGAGATTATCTTATGTATTCGTCAGATATTGAAGAAACTCGTGATAATACTGACTTAGTAGCACCGCCAAAATCTCTATTCTCTGTAAAAAATGATGATATGAGGTTTGAAGTTGTAAACGAAGATGGAGGTATAGAAGTCGGATCTTATACCACAAAACATTTTGATATTTGTCCTAGTGCTGAAACACTTTATAAATCTATTGAAAGTCAGATAGATTCAGATTCTATGGATGTCGCAGAGCGTACTGCAAAATTACAAGACGTACTCTTCTATATGGAAAAGATGGCTATTGAAAATGATCAAGCTAATGTTTCAGATGTTCAAATGGCAGAAAACATAGCAGATGAAATAATGTTTTTAGCAGGTATGATGGGTCTTCGTGAAGAGCATGCTTACGTTGAGGCAACACATGTAGCGAAAATTCGTGAACTTGCTGGTATGAATGAGTCTGACGAAGAAGATACAAAAGAAATGATTGTAGAAATAAAAACAGAGGATTGCTAAATGCCTTTAAAACGTGGTAAATCTCAAAAAACAATTTCTACTAATATTCGTGAGCTAATTAAAAAGAGCCCTTCTAAAACTCGTTCAAAATCTATTAGCACACTAGCAAAGCGCACTGGCGAATCTACAAGCAAGGCTCGCCGTAGGCAGGCTGTAGCAATCGCACTAAGCGCAGCAGGAAAGTCTAGTGCTCAGAGTAAAAAACGAAAGTAAAAATATTATGTTTGCAGAATAGCAAAATTTGTGTTACTATTAGTTTGAACTTAGATGCAATCAACATAAAATTTTATTTTTACTTAATTGAACATAGAATGAACATGGCTTTCCCCTATGTTGCAACAAGATGCCACGAAGTGGCACAACGCGGAGACGGAGTCTCCGCTACTTTATTTACGTGATAATTTTGACTTGAGATTGGAGAATAAACAATGGCTAAACATAAAAAGATGCCGATGAAGAACGGTAAACCAGCTTTTATGAGTAAAAATACCTCTAAAAAAGCTGATGCTAAGAAAAAACCTAATGGTGCAGGATTAAGCGCTGCCCAAAAGAAACTTCCTCCTGCACTTCAGAAAGCTATTTTAGCAAAAAAGAAAAAGAAGTGAATACTGAAGACGAGGTGTGGGCTATTTTAAAGCCTGAAGATATTTGGATTTATGATAAGTTAATCTTATCTAAAAAATTAGGATACGTATGTGGACCTATAGGAGTTGATGTTCCAAAACCTGGCTGGTATATAGTCAGACCTATAATGAATCTTATGGGATTAGGATTTGGAGCAGAGCGTGTTTGGATTGATAAAGATACTGATAATTTACCAATAGGATATTTTTGGTGTGAGTGGTTTAAGGGTAGACATTTATCTGTTGATTATAGAAATAAAAAAGTAGTATTGTGTGTAGAAGGTTTTAAAGATCCAGAAGAACTAATGTATTGGGATGCTTGGTCTAAAGTTGATGACTTTCCAGCCTTAGAAAAAATAGTTAGTTTCCCGACTATACTTAATAATATACCTTATGATTATATAAATTGTGAGTTTATTGGTAATAAATTAATTGAATGTCAATTAAGACGTAATTTAGATTTTCAATGGGATAATTCTGATTTTATTCCGGTATGGGAAGATGATAATACCCAACCCCCTGAAGATTGGAAATATGTTGAATATCCAGATTTACACGGTAGAATAGGTGCTTTTATAAAATGATTGATAAATTAAAAAATATATTTAAAACTAAAGAAACTAAAACTGCTGAAAAAGAGTGGGAAGATACAGTTAGAAAAAAGTTTATTGAGCGAATGAAAAAGAGAAAAGAAAATGGCAAAAAAACCTAAGTCTAGAGTTAACGAAGCTAAAGTTTATACTAAACCAACCATGAGAAAACGCTTATTTCAAAGAATTAAATCAGGCGGAAAAGGCGGCGCACCAGGACAATGGAGCGCACGTAAAGCACAAATGCTAGCTAAAGCATATAAGTCAGCTGGTGGAGGGTATAAAAAATAATGGCTAGAAAACCTACTCAACAATCTTTAGTTAATTGGACTCGCCAAGAATGGGGATACTCTAATAAAGATGAAAGTAAAAAACCTCGTAAAAAGCGAGGTAGGTATTTACCTAAATCTGCTTGGTCTTCGTTATCTTCTGGCGAAAAAGCTGCTACTAATAGTGCTAAACGCAAAGGTTCCAAAGCTGGTAAGCAGTTTGTTAAACAGCCTAAGAAAATAGCAAAGAAAACTAGATCGCATAGATGAATGGGGAAAATGCTAATAAATGGTAAAAATAAGAGAAAAGACAGAGGTAGTATTACCATTATGTACTATGATAAGTTTGCTTGTCGTAGTATTTTTCATTCTGGTCTTTGCTAATGAAAATCAAGCAATTGCGCAGACTGCATCAACAGTTATTACAGATTCTAAATCAAATTCAAAAGTTGAAACAGATGCAAGTTCTCGTACTATAGTTGTATCTCCACCGCCAAGTGCTATATCGCCTGGTGTAGGTTCTTCATCATCAGATCTATGTCTGTCCGGAGTTTCTGGCGCAGTACAAACTCAAATACTTGGTATCTCATCAGGTGAGATGGTCAGGGATAAAAACTGTGAAAGACTTAAAATAAGTAAGACATTATATGATATGGGGATGAAAGTTGCAGCTGTATCTGTACTTTGTCAAGATCGTAGAGTATATGATGCAATGGAAATGGCTGGAACGCCTTGTCCATATCTTGGTAAAATTGGCGATAAAGCTGCTGATAGTTGGGAAGCTAATCCAGGCCGTATTCCGCCCATAGAAGATATGGAGACAAAAAGTGATGTTCAGAAACGCAATGGCGCGATTGCTGCTGGCGGTATTTCTCTCGCTCTGTTACTACTCCTCCTCTAGTGCACAACAAGCAACAACTAGTGGTCAAACTGGGGATATAATAGTATTAGGAAATGGCTGGACAGGAACATTGAGTCAGTGTACTCAAAATGTCGATTGTTGGGCAGGTACTACTGATCAAGGTGACATTCACGAGGCACAACAAACTGCCAATGGTACTACTTACTATTGGAGTGGTACACAACAAACCCTTTCAAATACAATCGCAATAAATCAAGCACTACAGGCAGCCGGTATTCAAGTTGATGGGTTTGACTATCAATGGGTTTACAAAAATGGTAACTCAAACTATTTTTCTGGACAACCCGGCGGTGGTGGAGTAGACCCTTTTGAGATTGTTGTCAACGTATACGACTCAAACGGTAATCTATTCAAAAGTTACAAGTATGACTATGGACAGAATTTTGCAAACTGGACGTATGACCAAGGCACAGAAACTTTCAATCAGAACTTTCTGACACCAAGTTATTTTGGTAACGTGGAAATACTGGTTACTGGACAAGATATTGCTGGGCAGGCTGGTTATTGGGGGCCTGAGTTCAGAGCAGACGAGTCATATATCTACGTGAACTATTCAGCTGATCCTTGTTATAATAATCAACTATATGATCCTGCCTGTCCGGGTTATGCACAAGCGTTATTTAATCAGCAATGTACACAGAACCCGCTATATGATCCAAGCTGTCCAGGGTATCAAGCAGCATGGTTGCAACAGCAATGCGCAGCAAACCCTTTAGTTGATCCAACCTGCCCAGGTTATGCAGTAGCGTATTACAATCAACAGTGTATAATAGACCCGCTATATGATGTAGGATGTCCAGGTTATCAAACAGCTTTAGCTACGTGTAATACTAACTATCACTTGAATGATAGCAAGTGTCCTAACTATGCTACTAATACACAAAACTGTGTAATCAATGCATTGTATGATAGTAATTGTTATGGTTATAAGACTGCTTATAACACATGTGTTACAAACTACCATCTTAACGATAGTTTATGTCCTGACTACACTAATAACTTTAACGCATGTACTATCAATCCTTTAATTGATACTAACTGTTCAGGTTATGCTACTGCATATTTTAATCAGCAGTGTAGTTTGAACCCTTTATATGATCCTAATTGTAGTGGTTATAACAATGCTCAATTTACACAACAGTGTAATACAAATCCTAAATCAGATCCTCAATGCCCTGATTACTATATTGCAATGTGTAAAGAAGATCCATTATATGATAGGGGTTGTGTTGATTATGATGTTGCTTACTTTAATCAGCAGTGTTCGTTAGATCCTCAGTACGACAATACATGCCCTGGTTATGTTGATTTGTCTGGTAATGATGGAGAGTTTACAGTTTTATCTCCTCTTGTAGATGATATAATTAATGCTGAATCTATTCAACCAGAGATATATGAAACACCTGTTGATACAGTAGCTCAAGAAGAAATAGTTATTGAACAGGAGCAAGCAGAAGCAGATTCAGGTTTTCAAACTGTGGATGATGATATAAATGAGGAGCTGGGCGAGCTCGAAATGATGGATGACATCGATGCAGAGCTAGCTAAATTAGAAGAAGAATCTAGTAATAAAGGTGATAGTTCAGAGACAGGTGTGGGTAATACTAATCAAGAAGACGACATTGAAAAAGAATTAGCTGAGTTAGAAAATTCTAAACCTGAATACGTTGAGAATATACCGGGCAAGGCAATGCCTAAAGTTGATCCTGTTACTTCGAAAAATAATAAGATGAGGTTACTTATTGCAATGAAAGCTATAGAAACTGTAAAAGAACTTGAAGCTGCTGTTACATTAGAACAACAAATGGAAATACAGCGTAGATTACTTGCTTTGATATCCTTTGTACCAGATTTCAAGACATATGCAGAGAAAGAACAAATAAATCAAATTAATTTCTACCCACCAAAACCAACTGTAGATCACGCATTTGCAAGATGGTTCTTAAATGATCCTGGTTTTGCTGCAATGGAAAACTTACAATACCAATAGGAGACACGATGGCAGAAATAGAATATGGGGGAATAAAAGTTGGAGGTTCTAAACTACTGCTTATACTTCCACTAATAGGAACACTTGGTGGCGGCTTGTGGGCTGGTTTTGAGTTCTATAAAGATTATATGAATATGAAAGAGATTATTCAGAATATTGATACAGCCGCAATTGACGCACGTAATGATGTACTTGAAACTAAACTAGACGAAGCATTGGAATATTCACGCGACATTAAGAATGGTTTAAGAGATGATATTGTTCGTATTGAGCGTATAGTAGATAAGGTTGAAGATGATATTAACAATGTAGAGGATGATGTACGTACTACAATTGATGATGCAGAAGAAAGATTTGAAGTTAAAAGACAAGATCTGCTCAATCAGTATGTAGCACAGAAAGATCTTCTGATTCGTGAAAATACAGCAACACGTGATATACTTGAAACGAAAATTGAAACCCTAGAATCTGATATGGAAAAGCAACTTCAAAGAGCTTTAGATAACCCTCTTGCTAATAGATAATTATATCGTTTCTAGAACTTAGTACACCCTAAAAAGTTGTACAGAATATAATAAAAATGAAGGGGAGAAATTGGATGAGGAAAAATGATAGCAGAAGGATTAGCTGCGTTATCTCTTTTAAAGGCTGGTGTAGATTTTATTAAATCTAATATAGACACTGCTAAAGATATTGGAGAAATAGCAGGAGCTATAGACAGCGTATTTCAAGGTCAACAAGAACTTGATAAGCAAAGAAATAAAAAAGCAGGAATAGGTCTCAAAGACCAATTCGGCATTGATTCTGTTGCCCAAGAAATGATAGATGCTAAAATAGCCCAAGAAAAAATGCAAGAAGTAAAAACTCTTGTTGATATGCGATTTGGCCCTGGAACTTGGCAATCTATTATTGATGAAAGAGCAAAACGAATAACAGAACAGAAAGAAGCAGCAAGATTAGCTAGGATTAAAAAACGTCAAGAAGAATCAGAATTCTGGGAACAAGTTAAATTATTTTTAATTGTTGGCGGTTGTGTTGTTCTTGGGTGTGGTGCTTTTTTTGTAGCACTGTTTGCATCATGATATATCTTTTCTTAATAGCTCTAATTTATTTAATAGGACTAATATTTTATGGTGCATATGCTTACGACAAAGTAGAAAATTTTTATATTCCTTATGAAAAAACTAATTTAGATATAAAAATAGAGAGTATAAAAAATAATATAGTCATAGCTAAAACTTTTTTATATTAGTAGAGCAAAATTTAAATAAAATATTTGTCAACTCATGATAAATAAGTCATAATAAGCTATGAGAATAAGAAGAAAAGTAACAAACGGAACTAAGGCTTGGGAGAGAATGAGTTCAGATGTACGAGCATTTGACAGACCTCCTTTATGTGCTTTTTATACTCCAGCAGGTAGAATGGTAACTCGACCTCATAAAAGACGTCCTAGTGGTTCTGGATTATCAAACGAAGAATGGTGTGCGTATTACACACCTTTTAAAAATCAAGCAATGAGTAGAAAAGAATTCTACAAAAGAAAAAGGAGATAAATTATGGCTAGAATGGTAAGTGGACAGGGTGTAGATTTAGGTCTTAAATCACAACCAGGTGCCCCAATCGGTGGAACCGATAAAGGACCAATGAATACAAACAAAAAAATGAAACAAGCAACTAATTACGGAAATTCTGGAATGTCAGGTTATTCTGCTACTGTAGACGGTGTTGAGGCAGAAGGCGCAATGACTAAAAAATCATCTGTTGGAGGATCAAGTGGTTCTCGTAATATGGGTGGAAACGGTCGTGGTAAATTTCCTAACATGATTAAGGATATGAAGTAAAATGGCTGAAAAATATGCAGGACCTGAAAGAGAGTCTTTTGAACAGCGTTTAGAGCGTTCTAAAAAACTCAGAGGAGAAGGAAAAGTAGAACCGGTTGGCGGCAGTTTGTATAGAACTATTGCAGGTAATGAAGTTAATAAAGATCTTGAAAATATTTTGAAATATGATGAAGCTAATAGAGTTATGAATAATAGAGCTTCTCTTGAAAATGTTACTATGGTCGGAGAATTTTCTTCATCAGATGGTACTGTATATAAGCCAAAAGTTGTAAAACACAAAAACTTCAGTAAATAAGAAGTGCTTTAACAGTAGTTCATATAGAGGAACTGTCGAAAGGCATTTCCTCTATATTTTTTTAAGGAGAAAACATGTCAATCACTAGTGTAGATGCTTTTACTTCTACTATAGCTTCTAAAAAACAAATTAAAAAACTATATAATGCCCGTAAGAGATCTACTAAAAGCCCTAGTTTTTCTTATGGAATTGCTAATGCTCCTATTCGTAAACAGGTAAGAAAAAAATGAGTTTAACTACTGTTCCAGTATCACTAATTAATTTTAGGCTCGCTAATAATACTGCTAATACTCTTAATGGTGCTAATGTAGTATTCTTGGGCAATACTACTTTTAATACTGGTGTGGGATTATACCAAAAACGAGCAGGTTTGTATAGAGGTACATTTGTTGATGATGTGCCAGAGTCACTCACTAATCATTTTCCGGGAAGTACTGCTGGATACACCGCAACAGGCCAATCCAGTGCAGTAAGTAATGTAATTGATAAGTTTCCTTTTAGCTCAAATACAGACGCAACTGATGTCGGTGATGTAACTTTATCAAGATATTACGTAACAGGACAGTCAAGCACTACTCATGGATACACTAGTGGGGGTTTTGAAACATCATACACATACTTAACAATTGATAAGTTTCCTTTCAGCTCAGATACAAACGCATCAGACGTTGGTGATTTGCAAACAGGTAGATATGGTACAACAGGACAGTCAAGCACTACTCATGGGTACAATACTGGGGGCGAAGGTGCTTCGTCGTATAATATAATTGATAAATTTCCTTTTAGCTCAGATACAAACGCAACTGATGTTGGCGATCTAACTGTAATAAGATACCAACACGCTGGGCAGACAAGCGGTACTCATGGGTACTCTTCAGGGGGTTTTAGCGTGGCATCATCAGACTCTGTGAACACAATTGATAAATTTTCTTTTAGCTCAGATGTAGATGCAACCGATGTTGGTGATACTTCTGTTAAAAGGCACGGTATGGCTGGACAATCAAGCGTTACGCATGGATACACTAGTGGGGGTACTGAAAATGGAATTTCTCCCTTTACAACCACTATTGATAAGTTTAGTTTTACCGCAGACGAAGACGCAACCAATATTGGCGATATAACTGCATCAAGGTATCAAGTAGCTGGACAATCAAGTACTACTCATGGATATGCTAGTGGTGGTACTGGCCCTAGTGGAATTACTAATATAATTGACATTTTTCCATTTACTTCAGACACAGATGCAACCGACATTGGTAATTTAACTCAATTAAGATATTATGCGGCAGGAACTCAAGTATGACACAAAAATTTCCTATTCACGCGTTAAAAGTAGCTAATACAACAGTAGATGGTACTAAACTTTCTTATGATTTTTATAGTGGTGCTGTGCGTTTAAGTACTGATACTTTTACTGCTGCACCCTTGCCTCCATATGCACAAGGTTCTGCTGATGGGTATAATATGGGTGGAAGAACTGGGCCAGGTACTATTCAAAATAGACTAGACTCATTTTCTTTTGCTTCTGGTACAACTACTGCAGTAACTACTAGTGGTTTATTTCAACTTTATTATATAGGAGCACAATCAACAGCTTCTAGAACTGATGGGTATATGGCAGGAGGCAATTACTTTCCTGGCCCTACTGTTTATTCTACAATAACAAAATTTCCTTTTTCTTCAGGTACACCTGTTCTAAGTATAGGTAATATGACTTCTGCTCGTACAGGAGTAGTAGGTTCGCAAAGCTCAACACACGGATATGCTCTTACAGGCTCTACTAACTCGAGCACATCAGGAAGAACTTCTACTGTAGATAAATATCCTTTTTCTTCTGATACTAATGCTACAGATATAGCTGAATCTGCAAATGAAGAAGCTGTCTGGGCTCAAGGGTCAAATAGTAATGAAAATTTTTATGTAACTGGTTATAGCGGTAGAGATAGAAAATCATCTTTTGCATCGGATACTTCTTGGACGTTAATTAACCCTGCCGGTCCGAGTTTATATCAGGGAACAGGACACAGTAGTGAAACTGATGGATATATTACTAGTGCTTTTGGTGGAACCAGCAACCGATCCAAATTTCCATTTTCTTCAGACGTAATACGAAGTACTGTAGCAGGAGCATCAACAGAAGCTAGAACTTATGTTGCTGGAGCTAACTCTACTACAGACGGATTTGTAATGGGGGGAGGTAATAATACAGGATCAACTACTATAGATAAAAATCCCCACTCTTCTGATGTTAGTGCTATAGATGTAGGAGAATTAACTGTAGCTGTTTATGGATCATCAGGAACACAGGTATAAGAGGTAATTATGGCAGATAAAAAAATTGATTTAGCATATATACAATTTAGAACAGCTAATGCTGCTATTCATCAATCTAATCTTGCTGTCGGAGCAAATGGAGCTATTCAAACTATTTTCGGACCTTCAGCTCCTTTAGCAGGAGGAGGTGGAGGAGCGCCTGCACCTTCTGGAGCTTACTACTCAGGAACTAATTTTGGTTATGATGTAGGAGGCAGCTCAACAAATGGGGAATTTATTTACGCATATCCTTTTTCTTCTGATACAGACACAATAAATGTAGGACAGCTAGGACCTGGCAGCCCTTCTGGTTATAAAGTATTTGAGTCCACTGGTACAGCTTCTGGTTCATATGGGTATGTTGTAGGAGGTCAGCAAGGAACTGCATCGTTAGCTGCCTCTAACAATATATTACGTTTTCCATTTGCTAATCCGGCAGGTGTAGCTGCTGATGTCGGACAACTAACAGCAGCTACTCGTTTATCGTGTGGTGGTATTGCAGATCTGGCTAATGATCGTGGGTATAATGTTGGTGGTTTAGGTACAAATATGTCTATGATGAATCGTTATCCAACAGTATCTCCTGGAAATGCAACAAATGTAGCAAGTTTAAGCACTCCTAGATATTGGGGAGCTGGTTCTTGTTCAGAAACTGCTGGCTATGTTATCGGCGGAGAGACTCCTGCAGATACAAACGCGATCGAAAAGTTCCCTTTTGCTTCTAATTCTTCTTCAAACCAACCTGCTACATTAGTTGCAGTTAATAGATCACAACACGGACACCAGTCTGAGACACATATTTATGTAAGTGGAGGAATTACTGACGCAGATGTACTACAAAAATTTACTTATGCGGCTGACACACCTTCTTCGGACATTGCAGAACTTTCTACTGGAAATTCTATGCATGGAGGAACTAGTTCAAATATATCGGGATATATGACACATGGATATCCAACTAATAATAGAATAGACAAATTTCCCTTTGCTTCTGATCAAACATCAACAAATATAGGAAATACAGGAAAAGGAACTGCCAATTATAGAACTACTGGAAATATACAATACTAAACTCCCGAAGATCCAAATCCCCCACGTTTCTTATTTAATTTTGCAGCCATCTCAGCTTTAAGATCTGTTCCAGATTCTTTAACTTCTTCTTCAATAGTTTCCGAAATCTCATCAACATATGAGATATTCACAGTAGGAACTGCACGAATACATGCTTGTGCGATTCTATCGCCCGGTCTAATTTCAAAAGGTTTATTGCTTGTATTATATAACATTACTCCAATTTCACTTCTGTAAGCATAGTCTACAGTTCCAGGAGTGTTTAAAATAGTAATTCCATTTTTTAAAGCTAAACCGCTACGAGGACGTACTTGAAGCTCCCACCCTATTGGAAGCTGTACTTTTATACCTGTTGGAAATAAATGTACCCCTCCAGGACGTAAAGTCCATATATCTTTAACACAAGCAGGAAGATCAAAACCAGCATCGTGAGGGTAATTTTGGGTAATTTCCCAATTTCTAATATTAGGAAACATAGGGCTATCAATTAAATACTGTGCTTCTTTAGTAATTTCGATTTTAATATCAACCATTGACATAATTTTGTAATTCCTTCCATACTTCTTCACCATCTTTACCTGCAAGAATGGCATCTTTATTATATCGTTTTAAGTTTATCATCTGTTCATTCTTTTGCAAAAGATCAGTACTATCATTCAGATTATGAATATATTTAGAACGTCCTTTTAAAGGTAATGCTTCTAATAAAGCTTCTAGTGTTTTATATTCTTTAGACAAAGCTTGGGCTCGTTTTGGGCCAATCCCTTCTACTCCGAAAATAGCGTCAGATTTATCACCTTCAATATATCTTGAAAATAGGTATAGTTCTGGACTAATATCCATAGTCTCATCTAAGTAATCTAAATCAATTTCTCTGCGAGAAAACATATTAAAAATAGAAACATTATCGGCTAGAAGTTGATACAAATCTCTATCTGATGAAACAATCCAAGTATGGTCGTGGTCAGCCTTACAATTTTCAACAAAATAAGTAATAAGGTCATCAGCTTCGATACCTCTATATTTCATTTTTTCAAAAGGCATATTTTCATATGTTGCGTTTAGACAATTAAAAAACGCTTCATACTTTGCAATTTCTTCTGGTTCTTTAGGTTTTTTACGTGTAGATTTATACTCATCACTCATATCTGAGCGAAAATAACTTTTACCAAAATCAAAACATACAATAACACGACCAGCTGAGTAACTTTTACTTAAGCTTTCAACTGTTTTTATATAATCATCCTCAAAGTCGTCATAATTACGTCTTTGAATCCAGCGGTACGCTAAGTTGTTACCATCTACTAAAAGTAGGTTATTTCCATTATTATAGTCCTCTTGCATCTCTGCAAGATCATTCCAGCCTTTTGCGTTGTTCATTAGAACTCTCCATGTTTATTTTATGATTAATAATAACATAAGAATAAGCAACGGTCAAATATTATTTAGCTTTTTATACTTGACTAACCAATCTGATAATAGTCCCATTTTAAACTCATGCTCAAAAGCGTTTACATAAATATATTGATCTATTTCTAAATCATCGTTCCAACAAACAAAATCTTTTGAACGATTCCATCTATAAATTAATAAGGGTTTCTTTTTCATCACCTCTGCTTCACGAATAGTTTGTGTCCAAAATTGATAAAGCTCTGTAGATTTAGCAGTTAATAAATTATTCCAATTTATTTCAGCATAATGTTTACATTCTATACAATAAGGCCACGCAGCGGTATCAAATGGTGTCCAAAGGTCTCCCTTTAAATACTCAAGCGATCCGCTTAGTGGCATACGTTTAAATTCAATTTTTAATTCTTTTGTAAGCAGATCACGTATTTTAGCTTCATACGCGCTACCTTTTATTTTACTTTTACTTGCCATACTATATTATCCTAAAAATTTTGATAATTCAGTATAACCTCCTACATAATTATTGTCAACTAAAATCTGGGGGACTGTTCGGACTTCCTTACCAAGTGTTTCAACTAGTTCCTCTTTAGTAAGGTCTTGTCCTATAATAAACTCTTCATATTTTATTCCACGTTTATCCATAAGAGTTTTAGCCATTTTACAATACCCACAAGCAGGGGTTGAATAAATTATAGCTTTCATTGTGTTCTCCTTTAATACTTTGTTGCAGCATAAAAATTTATACCTTGTTCTTTTATTTTTTTACTACCACCTAAAAAATTTAAATCCATTGCTACTGCTACTGCAATAGGAGTAGCGTGTAGTTCATAAATCATGTCTATAGCGGCTTGCATAGTACCTCCAGTAGCTATTAAGTCGTCTATAATAATAACTCTATCGCCTCTGTTGATACTATCTTTTTGTATTTCCATTGTAGCAGTACCATACTCTAGTTCAAATGTGTTGCTTACTGTAGCACCAGGTAGTTTGCCTTGTTTACGGCATAGTACAAGACTGCTTCCTGTTCTATGTGCAAGCACTGCACCAAATATAAAACCTCTTGCATCTAAACCTACAATTTTATCCACAGGACAATACTTGAGTAGGTTATCATACATGTAGTTGTTTGTAAGTTTAAATCCTTCACTTGCACATAAACTTGCTGTGCATTTAAAGTCCACGTCTGCAACAGGGAAGTCTGGGTAACTTTTAATATACTGTTTAATCATTAATAACTCTGTGCTAGTCGCCACATCAGGTATGCTTTGCTTTCAATGGGATCATACTTTGCAGGTTCATCACGCAGGTTACTTACAATAGTTCCTGGTGTAGGATCTACAAAGTGTGGCATACTGTAGCGTGTTTGGTCAATGTGTGTGTTAACTACTCTGTGCTTTGTACTAACGAAATAATCATTAGTCCAACGCTGTAGCAAATCACCAATGTTAACTACGACACCATCTTCTGCATAGGGAACAGGATGCCAGACACCTCCTAAATCCTGTACTTGAAGCCCTGGCACATCATTGATCTGCCATAACAGTGTGATGGTGCCGTAGTCACTGTGTTCACCTATACGCATTTGCTTGTCTTCTAGTGGACCAGTGTATGCAGGGTAGTGAATTACTCGTGTTGTATTATATGGATCCTGATGCGCATCTACTAGTGTAGTACCGCAGTCTAGGATAGTATCAAACTTAGCAAGTATACGCAGTGTTAGATCATCTGCAATACGAATAGTTTGTAATCCTGTTGTACGAAGGTCAACTTCCTCTGGCCATAGGGAGTCAGGCATACGAGTATTATTGTAATTAAAACTTTCTTTCATATCTTTAGGAGCAGTTGGGTCTACATTTTCTGCACCCATTACACTGTATCCTAAGTTATTTTCTGCTTGATAACTGTATTTCTTTTTTGTATCTAAGTCCAATTCAAAGAACTGCTTCATGTAATCAAACCAGTGATGCATGGTTTGTTTATCTTTGGGATTTAGTGTATTAGTAAAAACAGCGAAGCCCACAGTTGTGTAGGCTTCGCGAATCTCTTCCAATACTGATTCACATGTGAAATCAATAACTGGAATCATTACTTAGGTACCGTTGCGTCAATACCTTCAACATAATACATCATGCTGTTAAGGTGTGCATCGTCAGCAACAACGCCGTCTGCAAGTTGCAGTTTACCAGTGTTGTCTTTAATTGGGCCTGTAAATGCAAAGTACTCGCCTTTAGAAATAGCATCTTTAATTGCTTGTGCTTTTGCTTCTACGTCTGCTGGCATATTTGTAAAAGGCGCCATTTGCACAGCATCTTCATTCATATGACCAAAGTAATCTTCAACTTGCCAGTTACCATCAATAACCTGCCCTACTTTCTTAATGTAGTAAGGACCCCAGTTGTCAATAGTTGCTGTAAGTTGTGCTTTAGGAGCAAACTTGATCTGATCACTTGCTTGACCAAAACCTAACTTGCCTTTTAGTTGTGCAGCCTGTAATGGAGCAGGTGAATCAGTGTGTTGTGCCATCATGTCACAGCCTTCTGCCATCATAACGTTGGCAGCATCTGCTTCTTTACTAGGATCGTACCAAGTGTTTACCCAAATGACATCAATGTCAACTTTAGGATTTACACTCTTTGCACCCATATAATAGGTATTAATTTCACGGATGACTTCTGGAATAGGGTACGCACCAACATAACAAATCTTGTTTGTCTTTGTCATTAGTCCTGCAATAACACCTTGCACATGGCGTGCTTGATACAAGCGCAATCCGTATGTACTCATATTGTCTGCACGTTTATAACCTGTCGCATGTTCAAACTTTACATTTGGAAAGTCTTTAGCAACTTTAAGCATTGGTTCCATATAACCAAAACTTGTAGCAAAGATGATGTCAGCACCTTCTTTTGCCATCTGCCGGATTACACGTTCTGCATCAGGGCCATATTGTACGCTTTCGGCGTAGATTGTTTTAACTTTGTCTCCGTATGCTTCTTCTACTTGTTGACGACCAATGTCATGACGATATGTCCAGCCATGATCACCGATAGGCCCGACATATACAAAACCTACCTTAACAGGCTCTGATGCTACAGCAATTGCTGACATAAAACCTAAAAATATACTGATTACTATAGTATGAAACACTTTTTCAAAATACTTCATTTTTTTTCCTTTTCTATTAAAGTGAAAATCCCTTAAACGAATCATTAGTTACATCTTGCTTAGTACCTCCGATTACGTATGAAGAAATTTCCGTTTCTTGTGGTGCTACTTGTACTTCAGCACCACTAATCCATTTTTGTGTCCAAGGTAATGGATTGGCTCTAGGAACAGAATAAGGTGAGCTAAGTCCTATAGCTGTTATTCTCTTATTACCAATCCATTCAATATAGTCTTTTAGTAGTTGCGAATTAAGACCAATCATTGAACCGTCCTTGAACAAATAGTCTGCCCATTGTTTCTCTTGATCAACTGCTTCGATAAACATATTAATAACTTCTTTTTCACATTCTTTTGCGATTTTAATAAATTCGGGATCGTCTTGTGGAAGCAGTTTTAGTATTTGTTGCGTACTGCCTAGGTGTACATTTTCATCTCTGGCAATGAGTTTAATAATTTTAGCATTACCTTCCATTTTCTTCAATTCAGCAAATGCCCAACTACAAGCAAAACTTACATAGAAACGAACTCCTTCAAGAATATTTACACTGGCAATACATAAGTATAGTAATTTTTTAAGCTCATAAAGATCTATCTTGATTGTTTTACCATTGACTTCGTGAGTACCTTCTCCTAATAGTTGATACCATTTAGTCATTTCAATTAATTTATCATAATGTTTAGAAATACTATCTGCACAGTCTATAATTTCACTAATATTCATCATTTCATCGAACACTATTGATGGATTAGGGTAGATATTACGAATAATATGAGTATAAGAACGTGAATGAATAGTCTCAGAAAAAGTCCAAGTAATAATCCAATTTTCAAGTTCAGGTATTCCTACGATAGAGCCAAAGGATTCTGCAGGAGCACGACCTTGTACAGAGTCTAAAACAATTTGACGCTTTAAATTAGATGTAAAAATATGCTGCTCGTGTTCTGTAAGATTTTTAAAATCAGCTGCATCACGTAAAATATCTATTTCTTCTGGCCTCCAGAAAAAACCAAGTTGTTTGTCAGTAAGCTTATCAAATGCACGATATTTGAGAGTATCATATCTTTGCATACCTAAATCTTCGTCATCAAAAAACATTTTTGCTTTTGTATGATCATTCTGTTTTGTGTTTAATATTGTCATCCTATCACCTATCAAATCTTAAGTTGTATTTTTTTCCATTTGACCAAAAAGTAACAGTGCTATGACTATATACTTGTTTTGACTCTTCTTGGTAACGAGTTTCTATAGAACACTGTCTGGTTGTTCCTCCAGTAGCATCGCTGTTTTGATTAGCAATAATACCTCCTAACAATGCTCCAACGGCGCCACCATTTTCAACATTTTTAGTAACATTATTTCCTATTGCTCCGCCTATAATGGCTCCCATTAAAGTGTCTTTTGTTTTATCTCCTGATACTGTAACATCTTTACAAACTTCTACTTTGTAAGGTTTTTGCTCAATAACTGTTTTATAATGGTCGTTGACGATAGCATCTTCTGCAAAAACAGGGGTAGAGACTAATAATCCTATCATAATTAATTTTTTCATATCACGCAACTTTCACATTCTCCTTCATCAATATCTTCTAAAGGTAATTCTTCATCTAATTTATTTATATCTATTTCTCCCTGTCCATCGTAAGTATTAAAATAGTATAATTGTTTTCCACCGTATTTATAAAACATCAATAAATGCTGAATCATAGTACTCATTGGAATTTTCTCATCTTCATAATGCACCGGATTATAACTGGTGTTTACGCTAATGCCTTGGTCAATGTATTTTTGTAACACTGCCATAATTTTTAAATAACCTTCTGGTGATTTTTGATCCCATAGTAGATCATATTTTTTCTTTAGTTTATGGATACCCGGAACAACCTGCTTTAATACTCCATCTTTTGATTGTTTAATACTTACAAAACTACGAGGAGGCTCAATGCCGTTTGTAGCATTAGAAATCTGAGCTGAGGTTTCTGCAGGCATCAAAGCCATTAAAGTAGAATTTCTAATACCATGCTCTTTTAAACTTTTTCTTAGAGATTCCCAATCCATGCGCTCTACATGAGGTACTAATTCATCAACATCTTTTTTATATGTTTGATTTGGAGTAATACCTTTACCGTATTTTGTTTCCACATAGCCAGGACAAAAACCTTGTTCAATTGCTAAATCATTAGAAGCTTTAATTAAATAATAACTCCATGCTTCTGCATATTCGTCAATAAGCTCTAAATCTGGATTTTGATATGTTGTATTATTTTTAGCCAACCAATATGCTAGGTTGATAATACCAATACCTAGAGGTCTTCTAAGATCTGTAGAAATTTCTGCTGCCAAAACAGGGTAGTGTTGATAAGATAACAAAGCGTCTAATCCACGAACAGCAAGTTCACAAGGTTTTGCAAAATCTTCTGGTTTACGAATATTACCCCAATTGATTGCTGAAAGAGTACATAGAGCAATTTCTCCGTCAGGATCATTAAAATCACGTAAAGGTTTTGTTGGTAAGTCAATTTCACAACATAGATTAGATTGATGTATCGGAGCTAATTTTTCATCAAAAGAAGAGTGTGTATTAGCATGGTCTACATTCATTAAATAAATGCGTCCTGTATTTTTACGTTCTTCCATAAACATAGAAAACAAATCAATTGCTTTAATAGTTTTTTTACGAATATCAGGATTTTTTTCTGCTTTTTCATATACAATTTTAAACAATTCTTGATCATTAAAAAAAGAATGATATAGGTGTGGGACGTCACTTGGAGAGAATAGTGTAATATCACCTCCTTGTAATAAACGCTCGTACATTAATTTATTAAATTGTACTCCGTAATCCATGTGACGTACCCTATTATCTTCTGTACCTTTATTATTTTTTAATACTAAAAGATCTTCGACTTCGTAGTGCCAAATTGGGTAGTACAAAGTAGCAGCACCATTTCGTACTCCTCCTTGAGAACAGGATCGTGTCGCTGCTTGAAACATTTTATAAAAAGGAATAACTCCTGTGTGGTAAGCATCTCCATTCCGGATTGGAGTACCAAGTGCTCTAATACTACCTGCTCCAATCCCAATGCCTGCTTTTTGGCTGACATATTTAACAACACTACTAGTAGTAGCATTAATACTATCAAGTGAATCATCTGTTTCGATAAGTACACAAGAGCTAAATTGTCTTTGTGGTGTGCGCACACCGGCCATCACAGGAGTAGGAAGACTAATATCAAAGTTACTAATTGCATCATAATATTCTCTTACCCATCTAATTCTATTTTCTTTATCATAGCTATTAAATAAAGTCATTGCGATTAACATATAAGCCATTTGAGGTGTTTCAAATATTTGCTTTGTTACACGGTTTTGAACTAAATATTTACCTCTAAATTGCTCCATTGCAGCATAGGTTAGATTTTCATCACGCTTATGTTTAATATGCTTATTTAGAATATCAAATTCTTTTTTAGTGTAGTAGTTTAATATCTCAGGATCGTAAAAACCACGTTCAATATTTTTTTCTACTAATTCACGCAAAGAAATAGGTTCATACTGTCCATAAACCATTTTACGAACGTGATATGTAATAAGACGCCCAGCTACATATTGATAGTTTGGGGTATCTTCACTAATAAGATCCGCTGCTGATTTGATTAAGGTTTCTTGAATATCAGAACTTTTAATACCATCATAAAACTGAAGCTGACTATGCATCTCTACTTCACTAGGAGAAACTCCTGCAATATCTTCACAAGCAAAAAATACTACTTTATGTAATTTTTCAATATTTAATAGTTCTTTTGTTCCGTCTCTTTTAATTATTTCAGTCATTTTATATAATCCTATATAGTACTTACATTATTTTCTTTTTTAATTTGAATTTTATCAATTAAAGGGTGTGTGAAATCGTGAGATATTAAGAAAACATTTAAACCATCTTCTTCTCTTAGTACTTCTATTAACTTTTCTTTACCTTCATCGTCTAGTACTCCTGTTATTTCGTCCAAGAATAATAGATTTACGTGATTACCCCCGATCTTGGACATAACCTTTCTAATTGCTAATAGTATGGAAGTTTGAATTCGACTGAACTCTCCTCCTGAAACAGTTTCTATTGGTGTTTCAATACCATTGTTTATTACAACAATATTTAATTTTTCACCTGCTAATCTAAAAATAACTTGAAACTGTCCATCAGATAGTTCTGATAAATACTGGTTTATTTGTTCTTCAAGTTCTTTTGTTAAATTCTCTAATTTAAAAGCAACAATACCTGTAGTGCTGAAAGCTTTTTTAAGAATATTTAAATGTTTATTTTTATTTTGTAAAATAATAATATCATTATCTAATAGCTTTTGTCTATTTGTAAATTGTATTTTTTGCTCTTTTAGAGCTTCAACCTTAGTATTATGTATTTTTACTTGTTCGTTATGCTCAGTTGCTTCTTTATAAATTTTTTCTTGTTTATTTAATTCTTCTTTTGTAATTGTTAATCTGTTTTGAATATCAGAATAATCTGGATAATCAGTTTGTAAAGAAAAATCGATTAACTGAGAAAGATTTTCAAATCTCTCAGCTGCTTTTTGATTAATTAAAAACACATCAATTTCTGATTGAATCTCGTTTTTTTGAATTTTTAATTCAAATAATTTTTCTCTGGCTACATTCCTGTGTTGAGTAAAATCATTTATATCATTCCAAAGTTTTTCTTTCATTTGAACAGCATGAGTATTATCAAGCGCTTGACCACAGGCGTAACAAGTATCTGCTGTATCTAAATCAGATAAACTTTTATTTCCTTTAGCTATATCTTTATCTATAGATTGTATTTCTGTTTGTATTTTTGTAATTTCAGATTGTAAATTATCATATATTTTGTATTCTGGCTCTGTCATTGCGACATCAAAAGACAAAGAATTTCTTTCATCTATTAGCATATTATTTTTATCAATTTTTTTACATAAATCATTATAATCTGCTAATTCATTTTCTAATCTGGCAACCGAGTTTCTTAAAGTATCGTCTATATTAGGAACCTTAATTGTTTCTTTTTCTTCTTCAATAGTAGTACTCTCTAAAAAATTAACAACACCTTTTAGTTCGCCTTCGAGTTTTAGTTGTTCTCTATCAGAACTATTTAATTTTACTTTTATAGCTTCTCCAATAGTAATATATTTTTCTAGATTAAATAGGTTTATTAAGAATTTTTTTCTATTTGTGTCTGTTGCTTTAAGAAACTCTAACAAATCAGTAGAAGATTGATAAGTAAGTTGTGAAAATACTTCAAAGTCTAACCCAATAATTTCATTAATTTTTTTATAAGTATCTAACACTTTGTGTTCACTTAAGTCTGTCTCGTTCTCAAGAAATTTTACTTTAGTAGTTGCACCTGTTCTTTTTATTTCCACAACATATTCTTTATTAAGGCTTGAGAAAGATAAGGACGCGCCCCAATTTTTTGAAGTACTGTGTCTATTTAAAATATCTCCTTTTTTGATGCCTTTAATATTTTTATTATATAATACTTCTTGTAAAATTAAAGCAATGCTTGATTTTCCACTTCCGTTAGGGGCGGTTAATTGAGTTATTCTGTTCTTATTAAAACTTATTTTATTATTCTCTCCATAACTAAACATATTAGAGAACTTTAATTCTTTTAAAATAATAGACATTTAAATTACCATAGCGTGTTAGTGGGTTTAAAAGATGGGCGAGTATCAGATAATAATTCAATATTTATACTGACTCTCCAATCCATAGAGTGTTTTTGAGGATTTGGTTTGTGATCCATCCAATAAGGCCAAAAATATATCCAACCTTCTTTAACAGCGATATCACCTATTCCTTCTCCGTCTCTTATAGAGAGAGTCCCAGACTCGTCTGGAACACTTGGATACCATACTGCATTAATAGTCGTAGTATTTTTATGATTGTGCCAAACTGAATTATATCTTTCTTTATTTTGTACGTATGCCCACATAATTTTTCTGTTATGGGGTACTACATTTATATTATCAAAATTATGAAAACATATTTTTAAAAAATCATCATATATAGTATTGATAATATTTAACTCGTTAGGATCTAATAAAACATTATAACCTTTTGTAGGATTATAATCTTTTTTAAAAGTTTTGACAGAAAAATTGACAACATCGTTTTTATAGATATCCCATTTAGGTATTTTTGCACCTAAAAAGAAGGAATACGGATCTGAATGTGTATTATTAGATAATAAAGGTTGTAAGTTAATCATTTATTGTGCTTTCAAATCAATGTATTCTTTTAAAGTTCCTTCAATATCCGAAACTTTCATATACTTTAAATAAAGTTTTAATTCTTCATAAGTATTTAAGTTTTTCAAATCTAATTTAGATTCTTCTGTGGGTTCATACGAAACTTTCTTGTCTAATAATTCAGAGTTTTTAATCTTAGACAATTCATCAATAGAGCCAACAACTTCATAAATAACATGATGAAAATCATTAGGAATCATTTCTTCTTCTATTTTAATAGTTTTTCTAATTAATTTTGGAAGATTTAAATCTACAAACTTTACTGCATAATTAGCACTATCAATAAAATCTATAACATTGACTCCGTATTCTTTAGACTCGTCTCTATCAAAATGAGTATTTATAGGACTTCCACTATACCAAGCCCCATAATCTTGATATCTGTGATGAAAATGGATGTCTCCGAGAAGTATTAATCCCCATTTTCTAAGTTTTTCAAAATCATATTCAGCAGTGATATGAGGAGGAACTTCTCCTCTAATATGACCAACTAATATATCACCTTCTACATATTCTGGTAAGTTATCAAGTTGTAACTCTCCGTATGGCCAAAACTGAATTCCTGGTTGGGCAGGTTCTTTGATTCTTTTATTTTTTGTAAACAATCTTACATTAGTATTGGTTATAACAGCGTCTTCTAAAAAATGTTCTAGAAAAGTTTCGCCTTTTTTAGTTGCTTCATGATTACCTGGAATTATATAAGTAGGTATAGAAACACAATTTATATAAGAAAGAAATAAACATATTTCATCAGGTTCAGGTTTTCTATCAAAAACATCTCCTGCTATTATATGAATATCACAAGAATCTTCAAGCTCATGCAGTTTCTCAAACATGAGCCTGAAGCGTTTTTCTTGCCACTCAATAGGTACTTTTTTCTTATGAAGATTAATATGCCAATCAGCTGAGTGTAATATTTTTGTCATTATCTATCCCAATTAAAAACCTTATTAACATCACCTTGAAAAGTGTAACTACCAACATGATTAAGTTTGGTATTAGGGTCTAACCAGATTTCTCCTCCAATTTTTTGCCAACGACGACAGAAAGTGTAGTCTTCAGATAAATATCTATTATCATCAGGATCGTGAATAGTATCAAAGAAAGAGTAACAATATTTATTATATTTAGGATCAATTGAACTATCATTTACATAGAATAATTCTGGGTAAGATTCAATCATCTGTTCAATAACTGTTCTTTTAACCAAGAAAAACCCTGTTGATGCATCTAGTACTTCAACTGCGCCGTTTTCTACTCTTACTTGTTTACGTGCTTCATCAACAAATTTTAGATTAATAGCATAATCAATTGGTAAAGTTTTTTTAGGATATGCTCCTGCAATAAGATCTTTATCCATCGCTAACATTCTAATGATAGCATCTTGTTCCCATTCAATATCAGCATCAATAAACATTAAATGAGTACAATTACTCTCTAAAAACATAGCTGTAAGAATGTTTCTTGCTCTAGAAATTAAACTCTCATTTCTTAAAGTAGTAAGTCTAAAATTAATACCGTGTTGTATTAATGTTTGTGTCGTTTTAAACATGCTTAAGAAAAATTGGTCAGTTATAAGCCCTCCGTAACAAGGAGTAGCGAAAAATATATTATGCTGCCTAAGCAGAGATGTATCTATAGTTACTTGATTCCCTTCTACGTGTTTAATTGCGGCAGGTAAAGACATCGAATCTCCGTCATTTTTCTTTGGAGTTTGTTTACTATTTGATTTTGTATTCTCTTCTAAAATATCAGAGAGCTTATATTTTTTTGCCATTAGTCTAGATCCTCAACGCTTTCTGGTGAGAAAGAATTATCATCATCACCCGCAAATAGAGTAGTATTTTCTAGTAGCCAACGTTTTTGTTCTGTATAGTCTGGTCTTTTATAAATTCTATCTAATTCAAAAAGTTCTGCTTCTTTCTCAGAATCAGTTAATGCTGTAGAGGCGCGAGCTGGTCTAACAGTATATTTTACGTTTTGAGGAAGAGGTCCGGTTTTCTCCTTCACAATAGTGATGTCGTAACCGCTAGTGTCGTCAGCAGGGTTTCCATATTCTGAATCTTTTGCAAAATCAACAATCTGACGATAAATAGTTGCTTTTAAATCAAAAAGTTTTACTTGATTGTCGTTACGATCAATTACGTTACATACATAAGCAAATTGCGGTTTATCAGCATAAATATCTTGAGATATTTCGTCAAAAGGATCTTCTGTCCCTGAAAATTGTTCGTTGTTTCTATCAAATTTTAAACATTCAACAGGCATACGTTTTCCGTCTTTAGTAGTAAGCCAATAAACATAGCGAGGCATTACTTCACCAACTAGTCTAATTTTATTATCTCCGTTTTGAAGAGTAATTCTTTGAATTTCTTTTCTCTCCCCAGAGCCTTGTGATTTGATTCCTTGTGTTTTGTCCCATGATACCATTTATCATTCTCCTTCGTATATGAATTTTAGGTTGTTTTTTCCGTGTTTTAACAGTGGATTATCTAAATTTGCTACAATTTCGTTTCTAAAAGTATTTAAATTTAGATAATCATTATTATTAGACATTTTTCTATGGCCTAATAAATATATGTAATTAATCTTATATTCTAAGGGAATATTTAAGAATAAAAATTTCTTATTCTTAAAGTAAGCATCGGGAAATTTAATTGTATAATTTCCTATGATGCCTTTTTTAGAATTGATTAATAAATTTTTTTTAAATAGTATACTAGGTATGCTATTAATTTTTAAAGAATTCATTAGGTGTTTTGAATTCCAGGCTATAATAGAATTATAGCTTTTTGTTAGGGCATATGTCAAGATTAATATAGCTTCTGGTTCGTAGTTGGATTTAACTCTCAAGTCAAACCAGCTATACTTATACTTCATAATATATAGTTCCTACTTTGATACCATGCTAGCCGCTTTCTTTGTTGATTATTAACAATGGCTCCTTTAAACCAGAAATCTTTTATTAGAGGAACTTTTTTATCTGGATGTTCTCTAATAATTCTACCTATTCTTTGTTCTAATTTTATTGGATTATTATTAGGGCAAGTTAAGTACAAAGTATCTAATCTATGACAAGAGATGCCTTCATCGAATATTTTTGTAGATAGAATAGCTTTATATTTAGAACCTGCTGTTTTTAATATATCTTTTCTATCTTCTTCTCCTGTTTCTCCAATAAGTAGTACACTTTTATTTATCATTTTTTGAAGAGTTTTTAGCATATCTACTCGTTCTGATAAGATTAATAAACATCTACCATTAGCTATGTCTTGAGTTGCTTCTTTAGCTATAAGAGAAAGAAGCACTTTACTCTGGGTTACTTTATTCATTTGTCTAGACCAGTCTCTTTTAGGTTCAATAACATTAAAAGAAACGTCTGTACTGATAACCTGTATTCTAGGTGTTTCATGTTCTTTTTCATCTCTAGCTACAACACGAAACGGAGTAAAAAAATCATTTAATACTATATGCTTACCATCTTTTCTACGGGGTGTAGCAGTAACAGCTATCTTAATTTTACAATTGATATTGTTAACTGTAGTAGAAAATAAATCAGCAGGACACAGGTGCGCTTCGTCTACAAATATTAAACTAAACTTATTTTTAATTTGTTCCATATTATTATGAACACTTTTATATATACCGACTGTAAGATTAGTTACTTTAAATTCCCCATCTCCTATAGATCCTATAACAGAATTTGGAATTAATTTTTCTAACTCTTGTTGCCATTGTTTAAAAAGCAACTTAGTATGAACAATAATTAATGTAGGCATATCTGCTTGCGATATTAATGAACAAGCAGCATAGGTTTTTCCCCACCCACAAGGTGCTTGAAATAGCCCACTACGTACTCTGCCTATTTTAAAGAATGAATCAACTACGTCTTGTTGCTCCTGACGAAGATCTCCTGCAAAAGTAAAATGCTTATCTTTCTCGTTAAGAAAAAAGTTTCTATTATCAATATAATCTTCAATATCTAATTTATAATAAGAGTTTGAGGGAACAGAATATATATCCTCTTCTTCATCATATTCATAGGTATAAAAAGTTACATCATCTAGTATGTAACTATATGCTCTTTCAAACTTTTCTATGTCTTTGATATGAGTACCGTTAATATATATTTTATCTGACAGTTCCGCATATTTTATTTTTATTTTATCTATCATATAATTAAATAATTACTATACTTTTTATATTCATATGAAAAGTTTTTTATAAACCATTCATTATTAATCATTACTATAGTAGCCCATAGTTCATCAATATTACTTTCTTCTAAAGGAACTTTTAATTCAAATGAGTGTAGAACTTTCTCTAACCATATTTTATCTTCTTTTACTGTTTTAACTTTTCTACACTCTACTGGTAGGTTTTGTTTGTGTCCAAGATTAAAAATTTTCCCATCTGAATCTACACACCATTCTATATTTTCATAGCTAAACACTAATTGTTCCCTATTTAGAATAGTATAGTCAAATTGTATTCTGTTTTCAACTTCTTCTTCCATATAAAATAGTCTTTCGACATAAGAATTTACATTATCAACCATAATATCAAACATATACTCTTTACCACCGGGTTGTTTTGTAATTACTATACTAGTATCATTATAGTATACTTTATAAGGTACGTCTTTTAAAGCAAACGCTGGATATTTTATTGTATCTATCATTTTACTAATCATACTGTGAATCCTTCTAATTCTCCCCAACTGTCCCCGATTTCAAAATCTACTCCAATAGGACACCCATCAATTTCTACTCCTCTAGGAGTTTGTAAAGCTTTAACACAATTTACAGCCCAATCATGGCAAAGATCTTCTCTAACCTCGGCAACAATTGAATCGTGAACTACTGTAAACGGAAGAATATCGTCTTGATAGTTATTGTTATCAATCCATTTCATAGCATCAATTAATCCTAATACATTAATATCTGATGCGACAGACTGAACTAGAAAGTTTACCCCAGAACGTACTGCATGTTTAGCAACACCTTGGTTTGGAGAACGAGATTCGGGTAATCTACGTTTACGACCAAAGTAAGAATAGATATAAGCATTATTCTCAATTTGTCTGTTTGCAGAATCAATCCAGCGTTTAAGGTTATAAGCTTCATTAAAATATTTGTTAATGAAAGATTTTGCTTCTTGAAACCCAACCCCAGCTGTTTCAGCAACTTTAGCAGGGCCTGCTTGATACATAATACCAAAAGTAATAGCTTTAGCGTGTTGACGTTTATCCGCAAAAGTGTTTTTTACTTGCGCAACTTCACAAGGAAGATTAAATATTTGTTTAGCGATATAAGAATGGAAATCTAACTTTTCAATAAAAGCTTTTTGTAAAAACTTATCACCACTCAATGCTGCTGCATAATAAACTTCAGCTGTTTGTAAATCACATTGCATTATTCTAAAACCTGGTCTAGCTTTAAACATTTTTTTAATATCTTTATTATCACGAGGAATATTTTGATAATTAAGATTGCCGCTTGACGATAAGCGCCCAGATGTAGTTCCGTGAATATTAAACCCAGAACGCAGACGACTATCTTGATCAGTGCCGTTTTGAATATTAGATAAATAAGTATTTGTCAATTTAGTTTTTTCACGTAAGTCAAGAATTGCTTCTGCTAGTGGGTGGTTTAATTCTTGTAGTACTTCTTTATCTGTAGATTCTGCCCCTGTCGATGTCTTTTTAGTAGATTTTAGTCTAAGTATTTTGAAAAATACTTCTCTTAACTGCATAGTGCTATTTGGGTTAAAAGTCTTTTCATTTAATTTTTCATATCTTTGTACTGCTTCATGCATTGATATTTCTTCGATACACTCTTCAATATCAATTTCATATCCTTCTTTTACTTTTTCTAACATAGAAGTGTCAATATAACCTCCGTTTTTTTCAAGACGCATAAGAGCAGATGTCGCGGGTAACATAATATCTCTATATAAACTTGAAAAACCTTCACTACGGTCGATTAAAGGCCAAAATTTGTTATATAACTGAAAAGTAGCGTCTGCATCTTTTTCCGCATAAGGGGCTAGAATATCAATAGGAATCATACCATAATTAAATTGATCTAATTTGATTTTATTTTTGCGACAAAATACTTTTTTATAGTCGTCTAATTCTTTTTCGTAATCCCCAAGATCTGTAAATCTTAATGCTAAAGGTTTGAGGCCGTGAGTACCTACAGCTTCTTCTAGACAATAGTGCATGAGCATTGTGTCATCAAATTTAGGAAATTCAAACCCAAATTCATAAATTAAAAATCCCATATCAAACTTGCCATTATGAAAAATACATCTTCTAGTTTTAAACAAATCATGTAGTTGTTCTTTATAGGCATGACATACTTCTGCAGAGGCGTATATGCCTTCGTGTGGTTTAGTACTTAGAGCAATACCAAGAATATTAGAACTTCTTGGATTGAGACCAGAAGTTTCAATATCTACAACGATAGGATCTGCTTGTTGTAATGCTTTAAGATATTCTTCAAATTCTGAACGAGTATCAATAAATCTATAGTCTTTTTTATGAGAAGTATTGTCTACTTCGCCAAGTAAAATTTTATTTAGCATATTAAAAGCTTTAATAATGTCTTCTTCATATTGTGGCTTAAATACAATCATAGAAGGGTTAATCAGTGGTAAGAATTTTTTTTCAATAAACACCCCATTGTATTTTGTAATACCTGTAAGGCCACAGACATATTTTAGAGCTTCTGCGCCAATAGGTACTACTATCTCATAGTCTTGTTTTAATTTTTCAATATCACAATCTATGTCTTTTTTTAGGATTTTTTCTTTTTCTTGAGAACAAAGAAATACATAGTCAACTTCATCGCTGATATGTTTATCCATAAATTTAGCTAGTGTTTTTTCTGGATTGTTTATCTTTGCCGGATAAACAAATGCAATTCTTTTACTCATTATCATTCCTCATTTTTAATTTATACATTATTATAGCAATTTTTTATCCATTATACAATAGAGATTTTATTTCATCTGCTACTAATAGACCAGGATCTTTTCCTAGAGGTAGTTTAATAATATTTGATGATATATTATTTTTAGTTAATAAATTTCTTATTTTTACTGCCGCACTTTGCCCTGCGGCGTCTCCATCAAACATTATTTGTACATTTCTAATACCTACATCGTCAAACAATTTTACTTTCGATTCTCCAAAGTTTTGAGTACCAAAAACGCATAAAACATTTTTAATTCCGTGTTGCCATAAGTTTAACATATCAAATATACCCTCTACGATAATAACTTTAGATTTATCTTCTAATTTATCTAGTGGGAAGGCTATATTATTAACATTTACACCGTTTGGTTTACGATTGTATTTTGGTTTATTTTTAGAATTAAATCTATATCTTCCTTCAATAAATTTTAATTTACCAAATTGATAAATAGGTAAACAGATATAATCTTCAAAACCCATTTCTGCTGTAGTAAAAAAATTAAACTCTTTCAAGGTTTCTATTTTTATTCCTTTATACGTCTGTGTCCATGCTCTGTATTCTATAGGCATAGTACACTCATTTAATTCCATCAACCTTTGAATTTTATTTTTAAGTTTTTGAATTTTAAAAGACTGCTTAGTCTCAAAAGTTATTGCACTACTGACACCTATACTTTCTAGAAAGCGTCTTTTACCTCCTTTAAAACCACAACTCCAACAATGGAACATATCTTTTTCTAAATTATAACTCAAGCTAGGATCTTTATCTACATGCTCACCAGAAGTACACGTAATAAGTATCTCGCTTGGGTTATTAGATTTTTTATAATATACATTTTTTTCGTTTAATAAATCAATTAAGTCCATTTTATCCCAAACACCTTGCTAAAAATTCTGATACACCTTGTATACGTACTACAAACGGCAGTATTGCAACCGTGATTAGTACAATTATCATCCATATAATCCAAACTGTACGATCAGAAGTCAACATCTCTTCCATTTATACTATAAGTACTACCATTAAAGCCTTGTTTTAGCTTATCTTCATCAGTCATATTTTCACTGTTCATGCGGGTCCTTGGATTGAACGGCGTAGTTTCCTTCTTCGAAGTCTTCATTGGTTTTTTCTTTGTAAACTTTTTTAATAGATTCTTCAGCATGTTTCACTTCCTCTAATCCAAATTCAGTCATTTCCATTAATATACCGTGTACGTAACGTCTTTCACCTGGTGTTAGGGTATACGGCTCTTTGATTGTTAACGTACTTCCACACTTAGTACAAAAAGTATAGTTACCAAGCGCACTAGTTATTGCATAGTTGTGTCCAAATATTCTACACATAATACTCATATAATTCTCCTAATCTAGTGTGTTATGTCCACCACCTGGGCTTTGTGTACACTGTTGTGTTCTTGGACATTGAAAATATTTGTCCATAGCAACAGTTAAATCTGCGTGTCCTGTAGCACCCCGCTCGTATATACACATACGTTCATCAGTTTCTGGGTCTACATATTGTCTTTTAAGTCTGCAAGTTATAGTATTAGTAACAGTTGGAGGCACTGCCTTACGTCTACACTCCATTGATTCTAGTCCTAATATTTTTTGAGGCCAGCGTAATACTTCTCTGTTCCATAATGTACAGTGTGATTTATCTTCATTACCTGTATATGTACGGCCTTCAGCATATACACTTGTAGAAAACAAACATAATATTATAACTATTTTTTTATTACAAATCACGTTCAATTTCTCTTTTACGTTTTGGTTGTTTATCTTCTTCACTTCCATATTTTGCGGCCGCAAAAGGTTTTTCATTGATAAGATTTGAGTCTGAAGCTACAACTTTTGTACACTCCCAATTCATACCAATATCAAAATTCATAGTTCTACCGTTACGTATTTTTGTGGTATGGACAGCTACTCGATTGTTGTCTCCATTCTCATCTGGTGGAAAAAAGTTAAAACTACGATCAGCAGAATCAAGAATACCTTTAGCAAAACGTGCTTCTCCTCCCGCATCAATTTGATAAGGAGAAAACATTGTTAAGTCATATTTACGGCTCATTAATTTTAGATTTTCTGCTATAGTAATCTGACTTTTCCAATCTTTTTGATCTTCATGTCTAATAATATTAATATAATCTACACAAGCCATAGTGTACCTTGGGTATTTGGCTTGAAACATATTACAATAATGATCAATACGATTAAGAGTTAAACCTGCATCATCTATAATAAAAAAACGATTTTCTTTATATTCAGGCTTATCGAACTTCATTTTTTGTTCAAAAGCCTTAAAGTCTTTTGTTTTTTCTAGTTCATTATAATAATCTATAGCTTTTTGATCTGTATTATCAAAAAAATAGTTTAGCTTTGATTTCGCTAATCTTAGTTTTTGTTCTTCATTTAGTTTATTTTTATAAATATCAAGAAACGGAACTTCACTGATTATACTTAAAAGACGGTCATGTACTTCTTTATATCGCATCTCAATACTAAAGAAAGCTACGGTTGATCCTTGTAAGAATCTATTAATAGAACAATTTAGAGAAATAATAGATTTACCCGAGCCTCTTCTACCTCCAAGAAGCACTAGTTCTTGAGAACCAAAACCGCCATTAACAGAATCATATTCAGCACTTAATCCAGAAGGATAAAGTTTAAAATCGTCTGCACTAGGAAAGAAATCTAAATCTGCTACGTCAAATAATTCATCTGAAGTAGGTAAAGCACTGTTAAGTTTTAATAAGTGGTTTTGTATTTTATCTACAATCTCAATCTTTTCCAAATCTTCTAGCTGGTCTATATAACCATCTAAAAACGATATAGTCTCTTCTCTTACAAAATGGTCTTGAAGCTGGGCAATAATAAAATCATTATCAATATCAGTATATTTACCAGATGCCACAATTTGGTTCTCAAAATATTCTTGAGAATTAACGTCTTTATTTATTAGATAAAACTCTTCTTCAGAAGGTATTTTAAGGTTAGCTTTATAATATGATTCAATTTTATTATAGATAGAAGAGTTAGCCCCCGAAAAAAAGTAAGGACTTAGTTTTGTAAAAAAATCATGATTTTGTCCAGACAATAATCTTTTTATTGTCAGTTTTTGAAGATCAATGTTCATATATTATTTGCTCGCTACAGGATAAAATTTGTCTCTAGTTCCAGAAAAGTACCCACCGTGATCACTTTCCATATATGCTAAGTAAGTTTCTCTACCGGTTTCTTCTATGTATGTTTCTACTTTTTTAATTAATCTAATAATAGCGTCTTCTTTCCAGGAAGATCCGTTATCATATTCCCAATAAATTTGATAATGAATATCAGGATACCCTTCAAAATCAATACCATGTTTTTGTTTTGCTGATTTCATAGCGTGAAGTTCTACATATTTTCTTCTAATCGGAGAGCGGTAATACTCTACCCATTCTTCATCATAAACTTCATACACTTTAGCAAATGTATTTTTTTCGGGTACAAACACTCTATCTCCTGCTTTAAACAAAGCATCTAAATTCTGCACTACATGACTAACTTGTGCGGGTTTATTTTTACCTCTTGCACGAATAGGCACATTGTTTTCCATAAGAACTTTTTTAACACGCTGGGGGCTAATGTAAAGTCTTTTTGCTATAGCGCTTTGATTTTCTCCATCAAGATAGTCTCCAACTATTTGTTTAATTTCACCTGCAGAAAGAGTTTTTGCTCTAGCTTTTTTCTTTAGTTCTTTTTGTCTTTCTTCTTTTTGTCTAAAGTCTTCTATGATTGCATCTAATCGTTTAGTATTGTAGGCAATACCTAAGTGATCACAACAAGCCTTTTTTGTCTTGTTTGATTTAATCATCCATATTACTTGTCTGATTTTTGCTTCAGGAATTTCGTTTGTATTTATTCTCGCTCTTGCCATTTAAAAAACCCTCCATTTTGTATATTATAACAAAATAGAGGGTAGATGTCAAATACAATATATCTTTATCTTGCATTATTTAGTAACTGAACTAACGCTTCTTTTGACATTTTTTCTGCTTGTGTCCTAGTTAGTCCTAATCTTTTCTTTGCAAGTTCTATAGCTTTAAGTTTTGTAAGATTTTCTGCATTAAACAGCTTTTGTTTATTAAAAATCTTATCTACTGATAAAATTAGTAACATTAGGGCTAATGGATCAAAACAGAAAATAATAATAAATATTACGATTGTAACAGCGTTTTGTAAATTATCTGATTCACCAATTAAATTAGCAACATATTTTATCGGCCCTAATTCTGCCTCAATACTGCTAATTGATAATTTTTCTGTTAGTTTTTCTTGTTCTAACTTTGCAATTATGTTTAATTCTTGTTGTATCTGTGATTGAATGTCAGAAATATCATTTTGGGTTTTATCTAGTCCTTTTGATACTGCTCCAAGTTCTATATATTTTCCCATAGCTTTATTTAAAGTTTCTAGTCTTTGTGTAAGTCTGTCTACTTTTTGTGTGGAAAAATCAATTTGAGTGTCAATAACTGCTACTTTTTGCTCTACTATAATAATAGGCATTTCTTGAGCACTATGCCCTTTGGACAGTAAGCCAAAAATACCTAAACTTGTAACTATCATTAACAAGCCTACAATTGGAACTAATATTATTTTAGATATATGTTGTAAATCGCTCCAGTGCTGGTGTGTCCATACTGCTGCAACCACTTTACCTAATTCTAATACTCCACCCATAATTGCGACAGGCAAAAAAGCTGCCGCAAATATTTGCGTCAATCCAATAACACTAAACCATGCAGCTACTGCAGAAATTGCAATAGCAGTTAGGAAGGTTATCCAGACTAATATCATTGCGCCTCCTTAAATTGTTTTTGTTTTTAGTTCTTCTCCTGCAAACTCTTCTTCTTGTTTGATAAAGTCATAGAAACCTTGTACGGCAACTTCTTTGTGTTTTGCCTCAATATCAAAGTCTGCATATTCAAGCATTGGCACATGTCTTGCCATTAGTTCTTCGTCCCAATATGTTTCTGAGTGTGCATTAGGTTTCATCCAATAAGCTGAATTGTCGGGGTGAAAGGATTGTGATTTGTGGAACAACGGGCGTACACCTCTCCATGACTTGACAGCTTCACGGAAATAGTCGTCTGTGTGGGAGATATGATCCACGTCTCGCACTTTCCTATTGATCGTTTTCTCGCCAACTTTAACTCTCTCAGTCTCAACCATTCGATGACAGGCATAGTGGTGTGTGTCGAGGGTACAGCGGATAGGGATCCGTTGGGCAAGTTCAAGTGTGTGTTTAATGTCGTATCCGTTGGGTTTATCTTCATTTTCGACAGATAAGCATCCTTGGGCATAGTCGGATAGGTAGGGGAAGTGTGTGGCAAAGCGTTTAATACCATCTTCGTGTTTTCCTCCATAAAGTCCTTGTAAGTGAATATTCATAGAAAAATCTTGAGCGGGCAATCCCATCATTGAGCCATACAAAGCATGATACTCAAGATCTTCGATAGACTTAGTTACAACATCTGGATTATTAGATGCGAGTACTGTGTATTGAGCAGGATGAGTAGACAAACGAATACCATGTTTTTTAGCGGCATTACCTGCAAGTTTAAGAATTTCTGATAGTTCTTCCCAAATTTCTTCATACCACGGTTGCGTAAACTCTAGAGTGTAGCAAGGAAATAGCTCACTAGAAATTCTAAACGCACGCAAATTTTGTGGTTGCTTAGGAAAATATGTTGTCAGTATATCGAGTAATTTTTTAGTATTTGCTATAGCTTTTTGTTGTACTTTTTCTTTACCACCTTCTTTGAGGGCGTAAGTTTTGGTAGTAGTACCAAAATTGTACCTTTTTGCTAAAGTTTTATCATGCCACTGACAACACTGAGAGAGTCGCCAATCGGTTTGCGTTTTGTTAAAGTACATATAAAAACTCCTGATTAGTTATGTATTAATAATACGCTAATCAGGAGCATCTGTCAATATGTAATTTGATTATAGTCCGTTTGGTACTATAACATAATGTATCATTAATACTACTCCAACTGATGCGCCTAAGCCAATCATCATCTTGAAGAAGTCTTTAGTTACAAGAGGAAACACTGTCTTAAACTTTTCCTTGCCAGTCATTGTTGCCATAGCAAGTTCACGTCCACACAGTAGTCCTACGAACACCCAAGTAGTTGACATAGGTATATCGTTGAGCTCTTTAAAGAAGAATAAGATCAACCAGTACACTCCATCAATGATCGTTGCTGAACGCACATATCTTGTGTTGTGTTTTTCTAGTACAATCTTTTGGATCTTACCACCACCCTCTTTAAACATAAATGCAAGTCCTACAACAAACACAAGACTCACTAGGATCATTAGATCCCATGGAACTTGTCTTGGAAGGAACACAGCAATGTTAGCCATGTCATGACTTAGCCAAGTAAACCATAGGAAACCAGTTGTTACCCATTGTGCTATTCGCCAATAGTTTTTATGTTCTTCTTTGACAGGCTTTGCTTCATCTAGTAGTTTAGTAACTCCTATCCAAATGATATATGCTGCGACTGCCGCGACAGCATAGCCCATCATGCTTTTCATAAGCATTTTCTCTAGTACAAACGTACTTGCAAAGGCACTTAATACTAAAAAAGAAGTACTAACTGGTACTCCTATTCGTGTAAGTATTAATAATAGTCCTGGTGCCATTGCGTGATACCATTGTATCTCTTGGAACGGTATTTTGTTTAGTCGTCCATAACTAATATCTCCACCGTTGGTATACCAACCATACCA